TCTTATGAGTAGCCTTTATAGATGGTTATGATAACTACTATAGGATTATAATCACAACATTGTTCCCAGATACGTCGGCCCTCGTATAGTTGCTTCGCTTTGAACAAATATACGGCTTAGGGCTCACTACGTTCGCCCGCTAGGAACAGCACTAGGGCTCCGTTGTCGCCCACTAGGGGCAGGAGTGGAGAACCCATCAAGCAACATAGGTATAAGATGCTCCGGTTGTATTTACTCCAAATGCTGATTATATCATAAGTAACAAAGTAACCATAAGGGAAAGGGCTCGTACCTCGCCCGCTAGATATTGGTAGTGTATATGCCGTAATGTTCTCCGCTTTGGAAACTCACGCTAGTACGCACCAAAGGAACCTAAGGTCGCCAGCAATGGTTGCCAGACGTCTCGGACTTTGAAAGTCGCCCATATATCAAGCTGGCTGATTATGAGTATGACTAATAAGCTCGAGACGAGCCATAGACCTCAGGTTCTACTACATCATCAGCATCTGCTGAAACATAACCTGCATCGCCTCAGTATTATGGTCGGAACGACCCTATTATTGTATGACTATGTAGTATGATTATGGTGTACCCGATGTCTGTCCTTGTTGAGCTGAATCCGCTCTGGGTGTGTGAGTGACTATGACCGCTTCGGTCGTATGTCCTTAACTGCTTATGCCTTTGTGGTATGAGTTTGTAAGTGACTGTGGAGTGACTCTACGACTTCACACCGCAAGGTACAGAACGTCAGGCACAGACAATAGGTATGATACGTCGTTCACCTACATAAGACCGTAACGGTCAACATAAAGGCCATAATAGGTATGAAGATGTCCGTAACTGTCATAATGAGCTTCGCTCTATAATATGGTCGTATCGACCCAATTGTAACTAGTGTTGTATGAATATGTGTCACAGACACTGTCTACAACAAGATGTCTATTATTCATAATTATGATTATAATATTAGTTAACATTATAATTATGAGTAATCTATGAATGACTTATGTCACTCGTGATTTCCAACAGAACCTAGCCCTAGAGGGAAAGCTAAAAGCCAAAGGCTCGCTACGCTCGCCCACTAGATTTTGGTAATATCGACTGAACAACCGATAACTCTGTAAATTGTTCCGTACTCATTCCTAACGCTAAGAGAATGTGATAGTGGTCAAGGCACCTAGATGACACAACGCCTAAACTCCCTTACTCCCTTTCGCTCTACTGGAGGTGACTCCGATGCCGTTGATAGTAGAGTACTTTTTATTCATTCTGATGGAGAACAACATGCTTAACTCATGGCCTAAATCTTCATTAGCTCGCTTACGAGAAATCATTCAGGAGAACCGAGATATGTCGAACCTAACTAACATCACTGCTATTGAGTCTGTTTGTATCGCTATGGTTGACTCAGACACCATGACTATGGCGTTTGCTGATCGTCTCCTAGAACGTGTTCGTGGTGGCGAGAAACTAATTCCTGTACTGGGCGATGCTGTCCATTCGGGTGCGTGTGATAAAGGATATGCTGATCAGATTATCAAATCTGTAAGAAATGCTTTATGACAGCAGCCCTAGGAATAATGGCTCTAAGTCTAACTGGGGCAATCATGCTACTGCTAATCGCGGGTGTTCGAAAAGACGTCTGCCAAGCAGTGGCGGTCGTATCATTGGCTGTAGTGGCCTTGAGACTGGTATGGGTATCATGACTGTAAAACACATGCTAATTGCGGCGGCACTTATCTTTGTAACTTGTGCTGCTGAATCTATCGCTGATGGTCTTTGCTTGTTGGTGGGCGTATGATTACCGTAGGAAGAGTCTGGCGAAACAAATCAGATGCAATCAATGTGAAAATTGATCGTACAAGTGTTCTGGGCAATCCATTCAAAATGGAGACTGAATCTCAACGTGATGAGGTTTGTGAGAAATATGAAGAGTATTTCAATCAACAAGTTGCGAATAAGAATCCAGTCTTTATGAAGGAACTGCGTCGTATATACACGCTGGCAAGAACAGGTGATGTTAACTTGCAATGCTGGTGTGCTCCTAAACGATGCCATGGAGATACAATTAAGAAATATCTTGATTCGTATCTATCTCAACTCCCAGAGAAATAGCGGTCACAACAAGGAGTCTTCGAAAGAGGGCTCCTGATTGTGATTAACAAACAACATGGAGAAATACCGTGAGTAAACTGAATATTGTAGTACTAACTGGCACACTAACCACAGCAGCTCTTGCTGGTAAAGAGCTATTGTCTGAAATCAAGTTGTGTTTGAAAGCTATGGATCTTCATGCTGATGCTGCTATTGCTGGTGGCCTAGTACGTGATCTGCACTTTGCATCACAAGGTTTGGACGTAAAAGGCAAAGGTGATGTCGACATCAACCTCTTTGGCTTCAACGATCGTGGCGAAGCGCTTAGTGCAGCGTGGGACTTGCGCAACTACTTTGATGAAGAGTATGGCCTAGGTGCTGCTGGCAATCCACCAGAAATCTTTGAACAGCACCCAGACTACGGTGATGGCCGTCTGGTTTGTGTGATGAAGCTGAAACTATACAAGCAAGAATTTGATCTGATCTTCTACACAGAAGAGCATCAAACGATTACTGATGTAGTTAATTCATTCGACGCAGATATCAACAAATTCTGGTTCGATGAATTCGGCGGCATTCATTCTCTGTATGATTGGCGTAAGCCATTCCACTACGAGAAGACTCGTGAAGATGAACACGGTGCTGAAAAGCGTAAAGCTAAAGCACTGATGCGTCACAATCTGGTGCAAGATTTCTTCACCAAAGGCCTGATGGAAGATGACATCGGCGACCGTATCTTGGCACGATTTGGAGGCTAATATGTCAACAACACCTAACCAAGACCAACTGAAATGGCTGAAAGAGGTGTGTGGTGGCTATGCTGAACAAATCGAGAATCCTTTCAGCCCTTGGTTGGGGGGGTATCAAACTGTATACACCAGCACACACTGCCAAGGAGAGTATAAATTTGATTCTCCTGAAGGACTGATTGAGTGGTACTCCAAAACTTTGTGTTCTGGCATTGCTGCAAGACAGATTGCAAAGGGAGAGTTGCTGAAGCAATACCGCAACCTTAGCGATAATACACCACACTCGCATGCGCCAATTAAGCCTGCCAGTCCTGCACAGCTACCAAGTGATCATTCTCATGTGATTACACCGATGGGTGCAACTGGTGCGGAGCTAGACCAATTAGCTAGTCTGATAGGTCTTAGCCGCCGACGCGGTGAAACGTGCGAACAGTTCCGAGCTCGCGCAGCAAGAAAGCGTACCCGCAGCCATCCAATCTGCACTTCGAAAGAGGGTGCTATTCAAGAGCTACGCGACAGTTTGACAAGTGCCGTATGCTTGCATCTGTCAGATGGGCGAGTATCTCAAGACCGAATCAAATCCATTATTCACGGCGTTGTGAAGCAATGGGAAGTGCGTTACCCGCACATGCTTGCAGAACCTAAAGTTCAACTCAATCAAGACGAGCTGGATGTCGATCTGCAAGTAGAGGTGAAACCAAGCATCACAGAAATCCCTGTTGATGCATTCATTGAAACCAATTCTGGAGAGAAATCTATGTCACGTCGTATCGTGGATATCCAATTTGTTGATGCCGATAAAGGTCTCGACGCAAAAGAGTCTGTAGTGCTAGTCATCAAAGATGTGGCGACAGACAAAAGTGATCAAGCCACCATCCTAGAAGCTGTTGCCAATGGTGACGTTCTGATGGCTCTGGCTGATCACAACAAGAAACGTGCTCAAATCATGGATAAAGACATCCTAAACCGTACTGGTAAGAAGGTGATGTTACAACCTATTGAGTTGAGTGATCTAGACATCCGTGTAATCTGAGCACTGATTGGAGGACATTAACATGTCAGACCAATTTACATGCGGTGTAGCTGTGGGTACTGAACTTGGTACCCACAAAGCCGTAATTCATGCCATTGTTAGACGCAGTGGCATTCTATTTACCTTCCGTAGCCCATTGGGTGAAGAAACTCGTAAACAACTGCCTGTATCTGTTGACCAGTATTCGCAGTGGTTGAACGGCGAAAGCATTCAAAACTGTATGTACATGCTGAATGCTGACGACCGTGAGCTATTCCTGACTGGCATGGCTTGGTAAGTAACAGGAGCGTATTTATGTTTAATAACCTTGCTGCTGTTAGACGTATCTACGCTCACAAATACGAGGACTTTGTTCTTGTAGAGGTGAGTATCTCTAACAGCATTGCCCATTACGAAATTCCAACTAAGGAATTTGTAGGTGCTGTTACAGATACCTACTTGGCTTCATATCAGCCAACCCACCCGTGGGAATTAGATATGCCTGATTACGAATTGACTCACGACTATACTCAACTTGAATCAGAGAAGGTTCCTAGCGAACCAACATGTAAATCTTGTGGCACTGTGATACACGATATGTATTGCGGTGCTTGTGATTCATTAGCTTTAGGATACTAAAACTATGTATGCAGAAAACTCAACAACAGGGAGTCGTTCACGTGGCTTATCTAGTACATCTGATTATGTTGGCGTGGTTTCAACTGACATTGATCGTAAAGACCCTAAGAAATCCCGTGGCATGGCAGGTCTTATTGCTCGTAATAACGCTAAGGCTGTCAAAGCTCCACCGCTTTACACGCGAGAGACTCACCACGCTTTCGTGTAATTTAAACCCTCGTCATCCTCGATTCGTCATCCGCAAACTCACTTGGAAGCGGATGCCGTAATTTCGGGTGGTGACCACAACCTGCGCCTTACACTATGGTAGGGCGCTTATGTAAATCTATTCATTGAGTAGCTTTACATAACCCGTAAGTACAACGCATAGCTAGAGGATAATCATTATGCGTAAATCATCTAAGTTCGCACGTAACGTGCAAAAGCGTACCAATCAAATCATGGCTGCAGAACGCGGTGCTCTAAAACTTGGCCTGTTGCTTGGCCGTGCAATCAAACGCAACAACCGTGTGGAGGTGAAATAATGTCAGCTCCACGTACTCCTCGCAAACGCGTAAAACTTCTGGTCACTACGTATGAACTAGTTCGTAACGGCAAAGTGATCTTCAGCTCGACCCGTAAACTGGATGCGGTGTTCAAGCACGTCAAATACACTCGTGCACAGAAAGTATTCTTGCGCGAAAATGTTAAAGAGGTACTAGCATAATGCCTATGTATCTTCCAATGCACCCACAACGCATGGCTCGTGTTGGCGACCATGTTATGCATGTTGGCAACAACCAAAACCAACGTGGCCGCCTTGGTAAAGTAACCGAAGTCCGTGGCACCAAAGAAAATGGTAAGGTCTCAATTCGCTGGAATGATGGCCTATCTGGTTCTGAATACTCGGCGGAATTCTGTCGCAACTCAATCTACATCTCTGTGGATTCGTACGCACGAAATACAACACCGTCATTCAACCACAAAGGCTACCTGAAGAAGTATGAAGCGTATGCGATGGATATCCAAGCTGTAAACGTATCATACCGCCAATCAGGTGGTGTACCAAACCATGCATCGATGAAGAAGATGGTTGATACACTAATCGCGGTTGCTCCAAAACTACAAATGCCTGACCCAGAACTGCCAATTGCAGATTTACAAATGGCTATGATGTTCCCATGCTACCTGCGTGATGCATCGAAAGGCATTCAACGTTTTGCGCATTCACAAGACGACCTAGCTGGCCTACCACCGGGAAGCTACGAAGTCTTTGCGCAAATCACTACGCTAACTATTGAAGACATTCCACAAGTGGTTCGTGTCATCAGTGTGAAGTAAATAAAACAAAGAGTCCTCTCACTTCCATTGCGGAGGGCTCTTGATTGTATTTACTAGAAGGAAATGCAAATGTCAAATAACCCTGACCGCTGGCGTGATTCGAATGGTAATACTTATTACAAAGACGAAGGCGACGGTATCTTTCTAACTATCTGGAAAGGTATCTTGATCGTGTTCGTTGTTATCGTAATCGCATCAGTTCTACCGCAATAAGGGCTCGCTACGCTTGCCCACTAGATATTGATAGATGAATGGTTCATTTATCAACTGGTTGTGACAATCCCGTCACGCAAATGTTCTGTCATTTTAAAGAAGACAAAGTCAAGAGAAGGAAAATATCATGACAACTCCAGCACTTAACCACCCAGATATGCAACAAAACCCTGCACAAGGTGGTCAACAGTTCCAACAACCTGTCGCTCAGTTCAACCTACTGACCGCACGTAACCGACGCAATGACCGCGCTCCGCACTACTTTGGTGCAGTGAAGCTTAACGGCGTATGGCACGAAGTTGCAACGTGGATTCAATATGCACGTGGCACTGGTGAGCAGTTCCTTTCGAACTCAATTACTCCATCAACTCCAGAGCAAGCTGCGAAGCATGAAGAGCGTGAGCGCTCCTTTCAAAGCCGCTCGAATGGTGGACAAGTTAACGGACAAGCAGGTGGAGCAACTGTTCAACAAGCTTATCCGCAAGGAGATGCGCAGTCTCAAGCCCCGACCTCAATGGCTCAAGTAATGCCTCAGGCACAAGCTGAAGTCCTTGTACTGGATGAGCATGGAAAACCAATTCCGAAGACTGATCCGCGTCACCCTAACTACACCCCATTCTAAGAGAGTCTCTGATGAAGAAACTATTTTTAGCACTGGCGCGCCGCTTTGGCGCGTCTATCCCAACTGAAGGCCGTGTCGTCAACGTAATGTTGGAGACACAAACCCTTCATAGCAAACTTGTAAACGCAGGCATGCTCCCAGTGGGTGCGATCAATGTTGGTCGTGGCTGCTTGGCACGCGTTGACAAGTGTGGCTTTAAAACATCTGCGGTTGTGATTCGTGGAATTACAATCAAAGTACCAAACAAACACCTAGTGTAAGGAACAACATGGAGTTCAACCAAGATCAAGAGATCGTACTGGATATCATTAAATCTTGGTTGGACGATCATGATGCAGCATTCTTAGCCAAAGAAGAGCTGATCGTCTATTGGGATGCTGTCGATGGCGATATCCGAAAGAAAGATTGGGTGAAACTGAAGCTGAAAGAAGCAGCAAATATTGTTCGTTCAACTAAAGTACCAGTTGGCATCATGAAGCACTGTACGGAAGACATGTTCCGAGCAGCGGCTCAAGAAGAAGGGCGTACCTATATTGCAGGCTGTGCGATACTGGGTGAAGCGGCAAAAGGTTATTTCAACTATAACCAGAAAAGTCGCATCGGCGCCATCTCCGAATTACCAGAGCATAAGCTAGCTATCTCGCTTATCTCTGAACTGGAAGCATTGCAAGAGAATATACTTTGGACTGACTTGGCTTACCTTTATGAGCAAGCACTAAAGTATTGTAAATTGCAAGTTCCAAACTCAATTCAGCGTAACAAGTTCATCCGATATGGCTTGAATGGCTCTGAATTTGTCGAAAAGCGTAACTCCAAAACTTATAATGGTCGTTACACGTTTCGAGAAAACGGCAAACTACGTCAAGTAATTTGCATTAAACTACCTCATCGCCAAAAGGTGAAAGAGGACTGGACTAAGCCATTAATGCGCGAAGTCGTACTGCGTGCGGTTAAAGTACTTAACCGTTAAACTCTATGGTTCTAAGAGAACCTAATTTCTATAGGAAAAGACTATGTCACTTAAATCTCTACAAGTATTCGTAACTACTGACGGCAAACAATTCGAAGACGAAGCAGCGGCACTAAGCCACCAAACCGCTCTGGACAACGCTGAAGTTGTTGAAGCAGTAGCATCATCTTTCGTTAACGTAACATCTGCGCCAGGTAGCAAAGAAGTAGGTCTTGTTGGCCGTACTCGTGCATTCAACAGCAACGTTGCAGCTGCAACTGTTTCATTCATGATCGCTCAAGGTCTGGTGAACGAAGAAGCGCTAGAGCAATTCGCAGCGATCAAGCCATCTGAAGCACTGCAAGCACGTCTTGACGCTGAAGCGGCTAAAGAAGCTGAGAAAGCTGCGAAGAAGAATGAGAAGACTGAAGCCAAAACTGAAGAGCCAGTAGCAGAAGACGCTGAAGCGTCAGCTGATCTATTCGCTTAATCGGTCCGGTGCGCAAACCTGTTATAGGTGAGCAAAGCAAACGCCCTTGTGATGAGGGCGTTTCACTGTGTTTATCAATTAACCGGAGAGAAACCATGTGTAAAGCAACCTGTACTAACAAGGCTGCAATGTTATCACTATCTGATGCATTGGTAGTTCTTGATCAATCTGTGATCGACCTATTCCCGAAAGCAGAAAGCCCTGATGAAGGCTTTGAAGCCATGTTGCAAGTTGTCCGTGATAATGTGCAAGATCCAATTCAAGCTGCTGCAATTACAGCTGAACTGACTCGCAAATACATGGCGCTGCAAAACTCAGTATTCTGGGAACTTGGCCGTACCGTACGCGGTATCATGGCTGTGAATGGCATCAGTCTTTTAGACCATGCTGAGACTTTTAAATACAAGTCTCCAACCGCTATGGAAAGCTACAACCAAAAGATGGCTCTAGTTCAAGAAGCCTCTGCGGAAATGGCAACTACAAAAGAAGCAATCGACACCGAAACGAAGTAGGTGATGCATGGCTGGACAATGTGTAGAGCGTCGTAAATGTACGCAACCAAAGTGTAAAAGCCAATCCAAATCCTTTCAAATCTTTCTGAACGATGATGATTCGTTTAGTGGATTTTGCTTCTGCTGTAAGCATGTCGACAAGAACCCTTACGGTGACAATCCTCCAAAACCGGGAGAGATCCACCGCAAGACTCCTGAAGAAATCCAAGCAGAAGTTGATGAAATTCGTGAATGTCCACCATTCGCCGTGAAACATCGTAGCATCGACCCAGAAGACTGGAAGCACTTTGGTGTGCGTCTAATATTCTCTGAGTATGATGGCAAGACTCCATATGCATTAGCCCACCCGTACACTAAGGGTGGTGTAATTACTGGTTACAAGATCAAACTCTTGCACACCAAAGTCATGTGGAACGTTGGTGATGTGAAGGGTGCCGACCTGTATGGTTGGGAGCGTGCCAAACGCGTAAGTGGTGGAACACTATTCATCACTGAGGGTGAGGAAGACGCTATTGCGTTACGCAAAATTCTCCGTATGATGTCCACTGCAGCTCATTATGATTATGCAGTTGTCTCATTGCCTGCTGGTGTAAACTCAGTAGCAATGGCTATTGGACGTATGGCCGGAGAGATACAATCCCGATTCAAGCAGGTGGTACTAGTTTATGACGACGACCAAGCGGGGCGTGATGCAGCGAAAGAAACGCGTAAAATCTTGCCAGATGCGCAAGTCGCTATCCTTCCTGAGAAAGACGCAAACCTGTGTCTTCAGGCAGGGCGACTCAAAGCAACTCGAGATGCCTGCGTATTCCAGGCCGCTAAGCCCAAATCAACTAACACCCTTTGCGCATCCGATATCATGGATGATATCTTGTCCGATCCTGAGTGGGGCGACCCTACTCCATGGTCAGGCATAAACAAGATCACCTATGGTATCCGCACAAAGGAATTGTGGTCAATCGGTGGCGGTACTGGTTGTGGTAAAACACTACTAGGTCATGAGTTAGCTGCTCATGATGCTAAGTATAATCAGAAGCGAACGCTAATGATTATGATGGAAGAAACAGGTGCAGAGACGTTTAAGTCTGTTGCAGGTAAGCTGGACAACGTACCGTATCACGTCCCTCTTGAGGATGGACAAGAGCCGTACAACAAAGACCAGCTACGCACCACTGTGGAATTCCTCTCAGACTATATTACAGTCTGGGATATTACTACAATCGAAGACCCTGAAACCACTTGGTCTCAGATAAAAAGCGTTATTCGTGCACAAGGTCATTTGTTTGACCGAGTGATGATTGATAACGCAACAACATTGTCGGAAGGTTTAAACACCTCTGAGCGCAACGAATTTATCGGCAAAGTTGCTGATGAGTTCTCTAAGCTTGCTGTAAAATTTGACTTCACCGCGATTATCTTTAGCCACTTAAACGCTCCACCTAAAGGACAAAAGTCTCACGAAAATGGTGGTAAAGTGCTTGAGTCTCAATTCACAGGCTCTCGTGCATTACAACGTTACTCGCACATGATGTTTGGCTTTGAGCGTAATAAGATGGCTGTTGATCCAGATTGCTCTCTATTCCGAGTGCTGAAGAACCGTAAGTATGGTAAGACAGGTTACATTAAGACCTATTATACCCAACGTACGGGCAGACTTCAACAGAAGAACTGGGAAGACGATTTGTACAAAGATAAGCAAGTCGGTAAGTCTACGTAATACTCCCGACAAGGGTGCTCTAGCTATAGAGAGATTAAACACGGACTGATGCATCGGTAGGCGTGGCAGGGCTGGTAGTGTTGAGGCTGGCCAAATAGCACGATTTCCTCGAAGGAGGTGATCAAAACCCAGTTGCGGCTCTGGGCATCAAAAGCCAACAAATTTAGTCATATGGAGAACTCATGAAGACCTTCAAGACACCAAATGGTACAATCTCTGTTGATCCAGAGACGCACAATGGCAATCCATTAATCTGGATTGATAATGTCGATGATGATAAAAGTGCGTCAATCATGCTGGATAATCATCAGGCGTACCAATTGGCCATGACACTACTCGCATCAATCGATGTGGTAGATACTCGTGGTGGCAGATAAGCAATAAACGACGGGACAGCCTCTCCCTTCTATTACCCGACCTACCGTTGGGCGATGAGGATGATGCACAACTGCCCGTCCTTTCTTAAGTATACTTTTGGTTTCGTCAGCGACGGCTACCTATCCCAAGGTCTCGTGGGAATGCTATGAACTCTGGTACTTATCAGAGATGCAGAGGGCGTTACACAAAAAAGTATACTTTTAAGTCGTCACGGTAGACTAGAGGAACTGCAGATTCTCTACTCCAGACTCGATACTGAAGGACGAAAAGCTTGAGAACGATAGCTCCAGTTGGCACTAAGCGCTGTTCAAATGCTGGTAATAAAAGCCCTTACTTATTACGAGTAAGGGCTATTTTTTCGAGTCTATATCTGACAGGGATTAGACGAAGAGTTCGCACTGCCGAGTCAAAGAAGCCGACGAGACGAGCGTTGATACGTGGAACTCATTGTGCATTGCTTTGGCGTGGAGGCATAACAAGCTGGTGGTAACGTGCCAGATCCCTGTACAAATATGTACTCAACAATTCAGAGAAGAGAAACTGATATGAAGAAGACATTTAAAGTTATCGTGGCTGGTGGTCGCGACTTCGTTCCAAACCAACGCTCATGGGAGATTCTAGACAATCTAGTATCCCGTAAGATGGCAGAAGGTTTTGTGATTGAAGTTGTCTGTGGCGAAGCGAGAGGTGGAGACGCTTTTGGCAAACTGTGGGCAAACACTCGTGGACACCAAGTAATTAGTATGCGTGCCGATTGGGATAGATATGGCAAGCGTGCTGGATACCTACGTAATGAAGAAATGGGTAATTATGCAGATGCATTGGTTGCTTTCTGGGAGGGTTCTCCAGGGACGCGCCACATGATTGGCTATATGGTCAAGCTGAAGAAGCCTTTCGTGTCTTCAATTATGCTGGAGAAATTCAACTATGAAAGAGATACGTGGAAATTTATTTGATTGTCATGCGGATGTTATCTGCATCACAACAAACGGCTTTGTCACCACTCGTGGCGAAGCTGTAATGGGTATGGGCTGTGCGAAAGCAGCTGCTGAGCGTTGGCCGGGACTACGTCGCCAACTTGGTGGCCTAATCCGCAAATACGGAAACCGCCCAATGATTGTTGGAAAGACTCCACAGTATCGTGTGGTATCATTCCCTGTAAAACCTGTATCAGTGATCAATGATGGTACAAATGTTGTTAGCCATGCAGCTGCTAAATACGTAGCTGGTAACGTAGTGCCGGGATTTCATGCGATTGCAGACCTTGACACTATCGAAAAGTCCGCATTACAACTTGTGGAGATGGCAAATAAATTTGGCTGGACTCGTGTAGTTATTCCGCGTCCAGGTTGTGGAGCGGGTGAACTAGATTGGGCAGATGTTAAACCTGTCCTTGAAGGCATCCTCGACGATCGTTTTCGAATCATTACATATTAGGAGTAGCCATGCAGACGAAAACAATCAATCGCTTTGACATCGAGCTTACCAAGCCTGATATGTCGAAAACGATTATTTCCTCAGAGCAATTCTATGAAGTAGCTCTTAAGCGTAATCTTACGCGCCCATACAAAGTCTTTGATGCGAAGAAGAAGCTGCTGGCAGGTGAAACTGTTGATGGTACTGATGTCGCTATGAAAGGCATGTTCTTTAAGAAGGTGTAGTATGAGTCTAACCAATCACCAAATCGCACAGCGTGTGGATAGTGAAGCTGAAGCCATACACTTTCGATTTGAACAGTTAAAAGAAAAGAATAAGAGCGGCAAGTTGACTAACCGTGAACTAGCCAATCTGCAACGTGCAGTTCTGAAAGAGCTACGTGCGTGGAAAGCTGCGCATGCGCTATCTAGCAGAAACACTGGCGGGAGAAGTAATTACTAATGGAAAACTTCTACCTAATGCCACTGGACGCGCCGCTGGTTTTTGCGGATATTGAGACTACTGGTCTTCTGCATGACCTAGAGCGCCAAGGTGATGACCGCCAGCTGCACAACTTCGGCGCAAAGTTTGAGGATGGTACAGAGATACTATTCTCAACTGCGCACAACACAGTCGATTCCAAAGTCTGTAAAGATATCCGCCCAATCTCTGACCTACAAGAGTGGCTGAATCAGGGCTGGAACTTGGTAATGCATAACGGCCTAACATATGATGGTGTCGCCCTTGCCAAGTATTTCGGATTCGAATTAGCTGAGTGCTACATCATCGATACTCTGTATATGGCATGGTATTTGGAACCTGAACGTCACCGCTACGGTCTTGCGGACTATGGCGAAATGTTCGGTGTACCTAAACCACCAATCGAAGACTGGGTTGGTCTGAGTATGTCTGAGTATGGTCGACGCGTAATGCAAGACTGTCGTATTCAGAAGAAGCTGTGGGAACGTTTGTGGAAACGTATGCTTGATCTTTATGATGATAATGAAGAGATGGCGAAGAAGATGATTGCTCATTTAAATATGAAAGGCCGTCATCTACGCAATGCACAAGAAACCAAGTGGAAACTTGATGTTCCTAAAGCGCAAGAGTACTCAGCAGAGTGGACAAAGACGAAAGAAGAGCGAACTGAAGCTCTGATTGAAGTAATGCCACTAGTGCCTGAGTTCAAAGAAATCCGTCGTCCGAAGAAGCCGTTCAAGATGAATGGCCAATTGTCTGGTACATGGGTAGATACCCGTACAGGCAAACCATCATTAGGAATCAAGTGGGCTATGTTCTGCTTGAATTATGATGTAGACTTCGATGATGCTGACCCAGAAGGATACCTATATCATGATGGCAACGCCCTCGGAAATCCAAACTCTCCTCAGCAGCTTAAATCGTGGTTGTTCAGTCTGGGATGGGTTCCAGAGACATTCGAGTATAAACGGAATGATGATGGCTCTGAGCGAGCAATTCCACAGATTAACGTCAAAAACTCAGGTGGCGAACTTGACCCTGGTGTTGAGCGACTCATCGAAGAACACCCAACTCTGGAACGTCTCAAAGGACTATCGATTGTTAAGCATCGATTGGGAATTGTCAACGGATGGCTCAGAGACCATAAAGATGGTTGGCTCGAAGCACGAGCTGCTGGATTTACTAACACGCTACGTCTACGACATGCCGAAATCGTTAACGTTCCTAGCGATCGAGTTTGGGGCGGTAAAGAACTGCGCTCTCTACTTGTCGCACCAGATGGATACGTCTCTTTGGGAAGTGACTTATCTTCTCTAGAAGACCGCTGTAAGCACCACTATCAAATGCCACTAGACCCTGAGTATGTTAAATCTCAGCAGACAGAAGGCTTTGACCCGCACTTGACGATCGCAGTACTCGGCTCGTTTATCACTCAAGCTGATTATGATTTGTATGTTGATGTAGACCTAGAGCGCATAGTTCCAACCGAGGAGCAGAAGGCTCGCATCAAAGAAATCAAACCAATCCGTGCACTAGGCAAACGTACCAACTACGGCTGTCAGTATGGCGCTCGACCACCACGACTTGCTCGTGATGCGAAAATCGAGATGCCGATCGCACAACGTCTGTTCGATGCTTATTGGGATCTTAACTGGTCTATCAATGAAATCGCAGAATCAATGGAAGTCAAACAGGCTATCGGTGTCAAATGGCAACGTAACCCTGCCAACGGCTTCTGGTATTACCTCAAGCACGAGAAAGACCGTTTCTCAACACTCTGTCAAGGTACAGGTGCTTGGGTATTCGATACATGGGTGGAGATGATTCACCATGTATGTCGTGAACGCTACAACCGCGAACCACTAGTATCCGGTCAGTTCCACGATGAAGTAATTATCCAATGCAAGAGCGGTACAGAAGCACTGTGGAAAGAGATATTGTTAACCGCAATGGCTCGTACCAATGCATACATCAAAATGCGTAGAGATATGGCATGTGATATCCAATTCGACATCAACTACGCTGGAATCCACTAAGAGCAATAGGAAACAACTATGTTTGAACAAGCAACGAAACAATCCGCTGGCAATGCTGGCGGCCAAAAGATGGAAGCACCTCTACTAGAGGCGGGCGGTTATCCAGCGCGCCTGATTCGCTTGGTAGACTTAGGTCTTCAACCAGGCTCTGCACAATACCCTGAACCACAGTACAAGATGGCGTTTGTCTTCGAGTGTCTGGATGAATTCATGGTAGGTGAAGATGGCAAAGAGCTGACTGATCAACCACGTATCTTTGATTACGAAGTGTCGTACAACCCAGATGGTTTCATGGGCGATCGCTCTAACATCTACAAAGTAATGGACGCGCTAGAAGGCTTTGAAATGCCTTTGGCTGATTTGCTTGGCAAGATTTGTAACATCAACCTGATCGAGAAAGCTACTCGTGGTGATGCTGCGAAGAAATACAACAAGATCACTGGTGTCGGCACAATGCGTGCTAAAGACGCGGCCAAGTATGCTGATGAGAAAGCTATCTCCGAAATGTGGCTATTCTCACTGTCTAAGAATCCTTCTAAAGAGGAGTTCGAAAAGCAGTCTAAGCGCGGCGGTCAATACTCTCACCAAGAAAAGATCAAAGCTAGTCTGGAGCTGTGGACTAAGAACGAAGCGCTTGCTCTTGCTCTTGGCCTGACCAAACCAGAAGTAATGGACCATGGTGCCAACCATGACCAAGATGATGAAGCTGGTGATGGCTACGACCTAGACACAGCAAATGCTGAAGCAGAATCAGCTATGGCTGGCGGTACAGCGGAAGCTGGTGACGATCCATTCGCATAAGGAGATCCGTCCAATGAGCACAGCGAAAGGTATCTTGATTCAACATGTCGATGGCTCGACAGTATTCTATCCAGAGGACGAAGTCAAAGTCGTAATCGAGAATGACTGGCGACTAGTCTTGGAAACAAAAGAAGGCGTCGTAACATACAGCCTTGGTAACATTCGTAGCCACTTCTGTGGCAACGTAACCATCACAGGTGATAACCATGGCTGAGTATGATTACGAAGAACTACTGATCGACGGCGACTTGCTGGTGTTCAGTTCGTGTGCAGCCATCGAATATGGTCGTGAGGCGGAAGAATATGATTTCGCCCAAATCGCGAACAACATCGAAGGCCGCATCATGGCAATGAAGAAGCGACTGAAAGCACGTAAAGTGCGTATCTTCTTCAGTTCGAAAGACAACTTCCGTTACGTGGTCTTGCCTGAATACAAAGCGAACCGTAAAGGTGCGTACATCCCTGAGAACTTGGCTAATGCTAAAGCTCATGTGATGACTGTGTTCCAAGGTGAAATGGAGCCAGGTCTGGAAGCTGATGACCTGCTAGCAATCAACCAGAAAACAGATGGCACAACCATCATTGCTACAATCGATAAAGATATCCCGCAAGTCCGTGGTATGCATTACCGTTGGGAGACTCAACACAAAGGTGAAGAGATCTTCGAAGTGACTGGCATGGGTAAGCTGATCAAAGAGGTGAAGGGCTCGAAGACAAAGATCACTGGTAACGGTATCCGATTCTTCTGCTACCAGCTTCTGATTGGCGACCCGACTGATGGTATCATCGGCTGTGGCGAGATGATTGAGAAAGTCTACAAGTCTGGTGTGAAAGCAGGTCAGGCATATGTTGCTCGCGAAGGCATTGGCCCAGTGAAAGCATACGAACTTCTTGAGCATGCGATCACATATCCGAAACTTATGGGTATCGTGCAGCATGAGTACAAGAAACGCTTTGGTGACGCATGGGAAGAAAAGCTCCTTCAATATGGCCGTTGTTTGTTTATGACGAACCGATTGAATGATGATGGTTCGTTCCAATTGTGGCACTTTAAATCTGAAGAGTTTCAAAACTCTTGGTTTGATCCTCATAAGCAGGAAGTCATTAGCATGAGAGGCTAACGATGCACTTAACTGTACGCGAGATTTACGCTTTGTATGGCACAGAAGCGCCAGATGAGCTGAAGTCTCACTGGTGTGCAGACCACGACCATTGGGGAAAAGAGGGCGAGCTATGTCCGTCTTGTGATGCTATATTGCAAGACAAGGCGGCGCTTGGCATTTACTCACCCTATGATGAGTGGCTTGCTGCCCAGAAAGCATACGTAGTACTTGAACTACGAGAGAAAGCAGATGCACTTGCTAAAGAACTCGAAGAGTATTACGAGTTAAGTTTGTAATAAAAAGGAAGCGCATGAACGATTTTGGTTGGTGTAAGACCGAAAGAAAATTCATTGAGTGGTTGAGAAGCCAACTGCGCAACTCCTTTTGGAAAAAGCATCCTGTCAGACTGGAGATTATGAAACATGGGCGAAAGCGTATGCATAATCCGAAGACTGGTAGGATGTCTTTCCATCATCAATGCAACAGGTGTAAACAATGGAAGCCGGAAGCAGAGATTGAAGTGAACCATCTCGACACTGTCGGGACACTCACTCTGGAAAACGTTGCTGAACATGTAGCACGGCTTGCCATTGTTGATACCAAAAGGCTAGAGAAATGTTGTACCGCCTGTCACGGAATTATTACGTATTCAGAGCGCTCAGGCATGTCCATTGAAGATTCAGCTATCGAGAAGAAGATTATTGCTTTCTTTAAGAAGTATGACGCTAAGGAACAGAAGAGACGTTTTGAACTGGCAGGACTGGAACCCGCTAAAACCGTAGCGCTTAGAAGAGCGCAGCTAAGGAATCATTTACGTGGAAAGTAATCTAGTTTGGAAAGCCTTGAGAAAAGGCTGGAAGATATCACATCCGAAGAGACCAGAAGTTGAGTATGAACTTCTCGGCCCAATCAAAGTGAAAATTGATGGTGAATGGGTTATGTACATTCAGTTCACAGACCATGATGACGTCTACGCTCGAGAGCCAGACGACTTCAAGAAGTTCACCATCCGCGAATCGTAGAAACCACTAGGAGAAACCTATGGAAACTTATCGTTTAGAAACAATCCTTGAGTCAGGTTATGTCAAGCGTTTTCACGCGCAACCACATATGCCGTCCCAAGACCTATCGCAACACCAGTGGCGAGTGGCTATCATGCTGCAACACTTTTATGGCGAGGTGCCATCTGTTGTACTCATGTATGCCCTTACCCATGACTGCGCGGAACTCGACACAGGGGATATCCCTGCGCCCACTAAGCGTATCTCATCTGGCCTCAAGGGTGCGCTCTCTGCCATCGAAGACCATTTCGATACCGTGTATCAGACTGGCGTGAATGTCTCCACAGTGGGCGACTCTGTGCCCAGAGAGTGGCAACAGCGCGTTAAGCTGTGCGATATGATTGAAGGGCTGCGCTACTGTGCAGAGTGTGTCATGACTGGCAACAAATTTGCCGTTGAAGTGGGACTCAAATGGGCGGAATACTTATCTAATTATTCGGCTCCACAAACCGCTGAGATGGTAGCATACATCGCGGCTCAAACCAAAATCCTTGTAGGAGAAAAGTAATGGACATCTTTGGTCTATTCGGCAAACCACAAAAGGCTAAACATCTTCACCTAGAAGAAGCCTTGAAGAATCCTAAGCATATCGGTGAAGATTATGCTGTGATGGAAAAGCTTGATGGCTGGTACATGTATATTGATTGTATCAACGGCAAGTGGGACTCAATCCGATCTAAGACAGGGCGTATTCTTCCATCGATGCGTAATTACACTGCTGCGTTTCAGGCTAAGAAAGGTACCTCACTTGACTGCCGCTTAATCTTCGAAGCAACGATTCCTGGAATGATCTTCAAGGATTTGAATGGCCGCTTCAACCAGAAGCAAGTTGCACTAGAAGGTGTAGAGCTTAATGCTCATGATGTGTTGGTTGCAAAATACCCACACAAGATCTTTAGCGCTCGCTATTCAAACCTGATTGCAGTGATTGACCATTGTGAGCTTGAAGGTCTGGTCACAGCTGTGCCAATCCTTGCCGTATCTTCTCAGAAAGAAATCTGGATGCAGTATTATGATGAAATAACCTCTAAGCCAAATGGCGAAGGCCTCATCCTAAAACGCATGAACGGTAAGTATACTGCTGATGCTCGCAACCACGACCTGATGAAGATCAAGTGTGAACTAACGCTTGACCTGATGGTGATTGATGTAGAACGCGGTGAAGGCAAGTACTCTCACACTCTCGGTCGCCTGATTGTCCAAGACAAGAACGGCATTAAGAACGCAATCTCTGGCATGTCTGATGCAGAGCGCGACGAGTGGTGGGCAGCTCCAGAATCAATCATCGGTGCTGTTGTCGAAACTAAGGCAATGAAAGCACTACCAAACGGTTCCCTACGTGAAGGCCGATTCAAGGCAGTTCGTTGGGATAAGCAAGAAACAGATATTGATGCAATCGCAGACTATATCTAACCTGTGAGTGAGGGCTCGTCCCTCGCCCACTAGAAGGTGTCAGTTATGAGACAATTGAAGAAACAATTTAAACGACTGCAAGCGATGTACCCAAATGAGTACGTCGCCTTACGATTCGAACTCCACTCTAATTGTGGTGACTACAGCAATACAATTGCAAGTTATCAAGCGTATTCCTCTGTAGCCCCGATTCAGTATTTCGGAAATGGCAAAACAGCGAAAGCTGCGGTCGACGACCTGGAGAAATCTAATGAGAACTAACAAAGCACCAAAGATTTGTGTGGCAATGAATGGGCCACCACAAATCGGCAAGGACACCCTTGCAAGAATCCTGATTGAAATGAAGCGTGGCAAAGTAGTTTCTAAAACACTAGCTCATATGATTCGTGCTATGTGTGCCAATTATTATCAAGACACACGCTTTCAAACGCATTGGGATATTCAAGGCTGGAAAGACTCGTATCAAGAAGGCCTGGACCCTGGATTTTCCACACCACGTGAAGCTCTAATCCACTTCTCGGAAGAGGTTGTTAAGCCCAAGTTCGGGCAAGACTACTTCGCAAAACAATTCGCCGACAGTTGTGCGGCACATAAAGACACGCTAATGACTGACCTTGGTTTCCAAGTAGAAGTCGATGCGTTGGCTGATGCAATGGATCTTGTTGTCATTGTACAGCTTCATCACCCAGACTTCAACTTCGAAAATGACTCTCGTCAGTATATCACTTCTGATGCGCCTAATGTGATCACCATTAAACATCACACAAAGCGAGAGGATCCCGAACAAGAAGCTTCCCTAGTCCTTGAGAAAATTCTCAGTGGAGTTGAGTCGTATTTCCGCTAGGAGACCCAATGGATCTTTTATCCACTTTCCTTATTGAACCAGAGAAAGAGGCAGCTGATAGTACCATTGATATCACCAATATTATGTTGAGTGATATCACTGTGTACAACAAGTATGCCAAATTCCAATCCGAACTTGGTCGCCGTGAAACATGGCATGAACTAGTAACTCGTAATATGATGATGCATATCCGCAAGCACCCTGCTCTAGAAGCAGAAATCCGTGCAGCGTACAAATTCGTATACGAGAAGAAAGTCTTGCCATCCATGCGCTCCTTACAGTTTGGTGGTCGTCCAATCGAAGTAGCCCACAACCGTATCTACAACTGTGCATATCTCCCGATCGATCATCCTGACGCTTTCTCTGAATTGATGTTCCTCCTGTTGGGTGGTACTGGTGGCGGCTTCTCTGTGCAAATGCAGCATGTTGAACAGCTACCACTAGTCCAAGGTACCAACGGCGAATCACGCCGTTTTGTAGTGGGTGACTCTATTGAAGGTTGGGCGGACTGTATCAAGGTATTGGTGGAAGCCTATTTCCTTGGTAAACACCGCCCTGTATTTGACTTCTCCGATATCCGTGAGAAGGGTGCAGCCCTAGTAACCACTGGCGGCAAAGCACCAGGCCCAGAGCCTTTGAAGGCTTGTGCAGCACTTCTTGAAGCTAAGCTGTTGGCAGCAGTTGGTCGTAAGCTACGTCCGATTGAAGCGCATGATATGGTATGTATCATTGCTGATGCTGTTCTTGCTGGCGGTATTCGTCGTGCAGCACTAATCTCTTTGTTTGATCGCTACGATGAAGAGATGTTGACTTGTAAATCTGGTGAATGGTGGAACGATGCTCCATACCGTGGCCGTGCAAACAACTCTGCTACTCTGCCTCGTGGTGAAGTAAGCTATGAAGAGTTCATGGCGCTAATGCAAATCGTTGAAGCGTCTGGTGCTGGCGAACCAGGAGTCTACTGGACTTCGAACACAGACTGGGGCACAAACCCATGTTGTGAAATCGGCTTACGCCCATTCCAATTCTGTAACCTTTGTGAAGTGAATGCATCTAATATCGTCTCTCAAGAAGATCTTAATGCTCGTGCTCGTGCTGCGTCATTTATTGGCACACTACAAGCTTCCTACACAAACTTCCACTACCTGCGTCCTATTTGGCGCGAGACCACTGAGAGTGATGCACTGATCGGCGTGGGTATGACTGGCATCGGCTCTGGCGCTGTACTGCCATTCGACCTCTCTGAAGCAGCTCTGCATGTACGTCATGAGAATGAACGTGCGGCCAAGCTAATGGGCATCAATGCTGCTGCTCGTACTACCACGGTTAAGCCGTCGGGTACAAGCTCTTTGGTTGTTGGTTCATCTTCTGGTATCCATGCATGGCATAATGACTTCTATGTACGTCGTATGCGTATGGGTAAAGACGAAGCACTAGCGCAATACCTACAGCAAAACCTCCCAGCGATGATTGAGCAAGATGTATTTGTACCTAACGGTCTAGTAGCATCATTCCCTCAACGCGCACCTAAAACCGCAATTCTACGCCATGAAACTCCTGCTGATTTGTTAGCTCGTGTACGCCGCTTCAACCTTGAATGGGTTCGTGAAGGGCATCGTGATGGTGACAACACACACAACGTGTCTTGCACTATCTCTGTTAAAGACCACGAGTGGCCAGAGGTTTCACAATGGATGTGGGATAACCGTAATGACTATAACGGTATCTCAGTACTTCCATACAACGGCGGTACATATCAACAGGCTCCATTTGAAGACATCACAGAAGAGCAGTTCAATGCAATGCTGAATGATTTCAAATCGTTAGACCTGACGTTGGTGCGCGAAGAAGGCGACAATACAGACCTCGCAGGCGAAGTAGCTTGTGGAGGTGGTGGTTGTGAAATCTGATTTCGAATATCGATGGAAATGGACTCGACTTCGATACTACCGCAAGCAGCTGATTAGGCTCAAGCAAGAGATACAGACATGTGTGGCCAAGGATATTCTGCGCATCATGTATGATATTATGCTGCTGCGTAAAGAAATAAAGCGGCTGATTACTGGCGGAAAGTATATTCCACCAAAGATCATTCAGTATAAGCTGTCGGCTACTGATGATTGTGATGGCTGCAAAATCTAGGCACTGGAGATAGAATGTGGGCTGAATTAAAATTCCCTCCAATCAATCTCTACAATGTTTGGCCAACAGCAGAAGCTGCGAACATCCACGCTTCTACACAAGACCCTACATTGTGGGAAGACTATGATGAGGAGGTAGAGGACGATGGCTGAACCTGTTGATCAGCAATTCGACAATTTCCTAGTTGCAGTTATGATGCAGCACTACGGGGACTTATTGAAAGTATCTCGTGCTCGCGGTATCATGATGCCACTACCTGAGTTACGAACGTATCTCACAACAAATCCGTATGTACGAGACAAGTACCACGAAGCCTTGAAAGACGAAATGGTCGGTCAGGGTGTCGACGACAATGCGGTGTTACTCTCATTGGTCAAGGCTCAGCTAAATTCATATGCTGAAGGCGATCATAAGAATAACAAAATGTATTCTGAAGAGATTAAGAAGGCGATCACAGAAGGCAGTCAATCCAGATCAGTAGAAGCTGCTGTTGCAGAAGCAATCTCTGGTGAAGCTGACGTGTCGTCGCTAGTAGAGGATATTATTCATTTCCCTCTGCTGGTTGATATCTCAAAGATTACAACTGAAGATGCTAACAGAGTTCGAGAGATTCTACTTAATAAAGAAGATGGTTTTGAAATCTTCTCCAAGTGGTGCTTCCAAATCCAGATGGGCTTCCCGTTCCAAGAGCAGGACTTCCACAAGATTATTTTCGAGTTCTGTCAGAAAGTGGTTAATGGCGAAATAGACCGAGGTATCGTATGTATTCCTCCACGACATTCAAAAACACAAATACTTAGTATCTTCCTTCCTTTGTATTCATTCTGTCACAATCCAACAAGTCACAATATCATTACGTCTTATGCGGATGACGTTGTGGCAGAATCAAGTGGCTACATTCGTCAGATTATGACCGATGAGCTATTCCAGAAAATCTTTCCAGCTGTTCGAATCGACCCTTCCAAGCGCTCACTGGAGCGATGGGGCACAACCAAGTCAGGTGTAATGCACGCCGTCCCTACGGGTGGTAAAATGACTGGTAAAGGGGCTGGCTCACTGTCGGCAATTTATTCTGGATGCTTCGTAGTGGACGATGCTATCAAACCAAAAGATGCATATTCCAATACAGTTCGCTCAGAAATCAATGACCGTTTTGATAACACGTTTATGTCGCGCCTAGCGAACGATGGTGTTATTCAAGACGCAGAAGGCAATGAGATTCCTTGTCCACGCACTCCGATGATTATAATCATGCAGCGAGTGCACGCAGAAGACCTAGTAGGTTACATTCTTCGTGGTGGATCAGCAGATAAATACGTTTATCTCAACATCCCAGGAATCATCACACCTGAGTGTGGCACAACAAGATGGTATAATACTCTTATCCAGAAGCAAGCGTATACGCATGCAGTACCATACTTGTACGACCTGAAGAGAGGCGAAGGCGAGTCGGCACTTTGGCCATCTCGTAAGTCATTAGAATCTCTTCAGAATATGCGAGAAGCGGCTCCATATACCTTCAACTCTCAATACCTAGGAGATCCAACAGCCAAAGGCGTGGGTCTTGTATCTGATGAGTGGTGGGTAGAAGGTGAATATGATGTACACAACTTTGACAAAGGAATTATCCGTAAGACATTTATGACTGCGGATACGGCTTCGACTAAGCAAGATTACTCTGACTATAGTGTAATCTGTTACTGGGGAATTTGCAGAAGCAATAACCTGTACCTGCTTGATGTCGAACTAGGGAAGTGGGAGACCCCAGAGCTCAAGAGAGTTATTGAAGCTTTTTGGAAAGAAAAGACACAGTTGGATTTACGATATCCGCAAATGCTGCCCGTCGCACTGTATATGGAAGACAAGTCTTCTGGTCAATATTTGAACCAGCAGTTCGTTCGTGATGGTAGTGTCCGTGTCTTGCCAATCCCTCGTGATAAAAGCTCTAATGATAAAGTGGCTCGCTTCCTAAACACAATTCCTTATTGGTCTCAGGGAAGGATTAAGATGCCGAGTGAACATAAACACCTGCCTCACTGTCAACGCGAAGTTCTAAACATGACTGGCGAGGGTAGTGGTACAGGTCACGACGACTTCACTGATAACGTATCAGATGCAGTTGTTGTAGCATTCAGCTCTCCAAGCGCTAATTATGATGCTTGGATGTAGGAGAAACATATGGCACTTAAAACCCGCATTGATCGACGTGCAAGCGATAACAACCGTTTCGCTATTGTCGATTCAGAAACAGGCGAAATGATCGCAATGGTCACAGCCTGTTCAAACAACGTAGAGCTGGAAATCTCTACAAAGCCTGGCACCCATGTAGAAAAACCTAATGGGTTCGTCAGCAAACGATAACCCTCTTTAGGAGCACGTATGTCTGAAAAGAAAGAGGTGGAGCTAAGCTTTGCCGACCGTGAACTTATGTTCCAAGATGGTCTGCAGAACGTAATGACTGGACTGGGAACGTCTATGGACAAGACCCAGTACAACTCATGGCAGAACACGTACAAGAACCTAGACCACCGTCAGCTTACGGCTCGCTTTCGAGAGGACTGGGTAGCACAGAAAATCTGTACTATCTTGCCACAAGATATGACGCGTGAATGGCGTCTAATCGACTCGGAAGAAGGAATCAAGGCGGATAAGAAATTCCGCATTCGTGACCTATTCCGCGAAGCATATAAGTGGGCTCGTGTATACGGCACATCCTGTATTCTGTTGGATTTGAAAGGCACTGGCGACCCGTCACGCCCTTTGAATCTGAAACGCCTCCGTCCTGGATGCATCAACAGTTTGCAGGTAGTTGACAGAACACGACTACTGCCGATGGGTGAGATTATTATGGATCCTCTTGATCCATTGTATGGCAACCCAACCCACTATCAGCTTGGTGGCTCCACTCAAAAGATTCACGCTAGTCGTGTACTAAGATTCGAAGGTACGGAATTACCGAAGTATGAACACTGGAACAACCAATGGTACAGTGATTCAGTTCTAATCCCACTATTTGAAGTCATCGATAACTTCCATACGGCAGCGCAATCCGCAGCGGCCTTAACCATGGAAGCGAATGCAGATGTCGTCACGGTAGAGGGGCTACAGAACCTCCTGACTCATCCAGCTGGTGAAGCTGCAATGCTGAAACGCTTCAGACTAATGAAGCAAATGAAGTCCAATCATAATATTATTCTCCTTGATCAAACTGAGGATTATAGTACAAAGACAATCGCACTGAATGGTGTGAAGGACTTGATCTGGGAGTACCTCCGTGTAATCGCAGCCGCAGTTGGTGTTCCAGCAACTCGATTCCTGAGTGCCTCTCCTGATGGTATGAATGCTACAGGCGAATCAGACTTGAGTAACTATATCGACAACGTTCGTGGATTGCAAGAAGCTATCTTCTGCCCTCGACTAGACGTAATTGATACGGTGCTACAAGCGCACTTTGGCCTCCAGCCATGGGACTACAAATGGAACTGTATCTTCCCAGAATCAGCACTACAGAAAGCTACTCGTATTAAGACGCTGTCTGAAGCGCTAAAGAACTTGTTTGATGCGCAATCTTTGTCGCCACAAACGATTCTAAACATTCTGGCTGATCAGCACACATTTGGCGAAGTGAATTTAGGTTCACCTCCACCTCCACCAAAACCTAGCCAAGGAGCGAATACCGATGGTTAAAGAAGTACGCGTTCGATTCAGCGACGAAGCAACAATCGAGCCAGTAACTCTAAATGACTTTTGTCTAGAGCTGCCTACTCAGCGCCAGTTCAAAGACTCTGGTCAGATGATTGCACCTGCAACAATTGCACGTACTGGTATTATGCAATACCGTGCGGGTGAGTGTGGTGCAGCATTCGCAGACCGTGATCCTAACTCTATTGTGAAGATCATGACTGAAGCAGCAGATCTATTTGATGCAGAATCATTAGCATCATATCGTTCTGCACCAATCACTATTGAGCATCCATCTGTAGATGTTGATGTTGAGAACTCTAAAGAGCTTATGAAAGGCCACTTAGAGGGTATGCCATTTGCTGATGCAGATGGTGTCCACCTAGCAGGTACTATCGTATTGAACGATGGTGAAGCAATCGACCTAGTCGAAACTGGTGTATCTCAACTATCATCTGGCCACACTTGTACTCTGGTACTTAGTGATGGCACAGACGAATGGGATGCCAAGAAGACCAAGATCCGTGCAAACCATATCGCCATTGTTCGTCGTGGTCGTGCAGCAACAGCAAGTATTGCCGATGCAGCGCTAGACGTACCAACACTGACGGTGGAAGAAATTGCAAAACTTCATGAAGTTGAAGTTAGTGTGATTCAAGAACAGCTTGCAAAAGGCACTGAAGTCGAACTGGAACACAGCACAGACCGCGCTGTTGCGGAAGAAATTGCTCTTGACCATCTGAAAGAATCTCCAACCTACTACACCGCTCTAGGTGCAATGGAAGGCGAATTCAAAGATGGCCAGTCTGTGGACCAAGGCGTCAAGATGTTTGATCAAGCTTTCGTCGATAGCTTACAGGCTCAATTAGACGCGAAAACAGATCAACTAGATATCACCACTCAGAAGTTAGCTGATGCGGAAAGCAAGCTAGCTGATGAAGCCTACATCACTGAACGTGTACAGCAACGCTTAGACTTCCTAAGCAAAGCGGCGCAGTTCACCGATGAAGACTTGGTCGATCTGTCCGAAGTAGAAGCCATGCGTCTGGTTCTAAAAGACCAATATGGCAAAGACTTCAGCGACGTATCAGAAACTAAAGTACGTATGCGCTATGAAATCCTTCTGGAAGACAGCGCCAACAGTATTCAGACTGGTATCTCGCAAGCACTACGTGACAATGCAGGGGCTGGTAAGCTGGCATTCGTCGTAGAAACTATTAAAGATGCTCCATCTGATGCATCTGCTGCGCGTGATCGTATGATCGCTCGTAACTCCTCTAAGTAACAAGGAATTGAAAATGCCTGTACAAGATTACAACATTAATACCCGCAACGCCGTTGCTGGTCAACTATATGGTCTTCAACAAACTCGTGCCGATATCCAAACTCGTATCGCCGCGGCTTCAATTGGTTTCGGGCTAGGTATCGTTGATGCAGCTGCAACTGATTCTCGTAGCGTCTCCCTTGCCACTGGTGGTAAGGTAGCAGTATCTGTACGTCAAATCAACCGTGAGCAGGATACACGTCCTGGTGATGGCAACGTATCTTTCAAAGCTGGTGAAGCTCTTCCTGCACTATTCGACGGTCGTATCATTGTACATGTAGAAGATGGTGCTGCTGGCGATAAAGGTGCTTTGCTGCACTGTACTGCTGGTGTCTTCCAAGTAGACTCTGGCACACCTGCTAACGCGACGACCAACGTTCGTCTTGATGTTGTGGTTGACGCTGCTAACCACCTGTACGCTGTTGTAGTAACTGAATAAGGGGGGAACACTACATGATCATTAAATTCAAAGACGCTGCTGGCCAAGAACAAGAAATCCGTCTGTGCGATACAATCGCTCGTGAAGTGCAATCAGGCCGTATGACCGACTCTGATGGTATCTTCTTCCAACGTCAGCTAGAAGCGATTGAGTCTCAGACTTATGACGTTCTGTACCCTGACCTAGAAGGCCGTGAGTGCTTCAAGACCAACACATTCGGTGGTGCTGGTGCAACTACTCTGACTTACCGCTCGTTCGACCGTGTGGGTAAAGCGCAAGTTATCAACGCTCGTGCTACTGACCTGCCTAAGTCTGATATCTCTGGCAAAGAGTATTCAATCAAAGTCCTGTCTGTAGGTTGTGCTTACGACTACGACATCGACGAAATCGCTGCAGCACAGATGGCTGGTATGCCACTGGAAGCGCGTAAAGCTATGGCGTCTCGTCGTGGCTACGAAGAGTTCATCAACTCTGTTGTATGGCGCGGTGACAAGGCATCTAACCTGCCTGGCTTCTTCACCAACGCAAGCATCCAACGTATCCCAGTAGCAGCTGGTGCATCAGGCTCTACTCTGTTCGCAGACAAGACTCCTGATGAAGTCATTGCGGACTTGACCAACGCTTGTGGTACTATGTATGCGCAAACCAAGAAAATCCACTCGCCAAAAGAAGTGTGGCTAAGCGTACTGAACTGGAACTACCTGTTCTCTACTCCACGCTCTCCAATGAGCGACACCACTATCGGTGACTACTTCTGTTCGAATAACCAGTTCGGTATTACCAAAGCTGATTTCAAAGCGCTGAACGAGTTCGAAGAAGGCATCCCTGATCTAGGCGACGCTCTGGGCGGTGAAGGTGCTCACCTATTCGTGATCATCAACCACACAACTCCAGAAGGTCAAGAGACTGTTCGTATCCGTGAAACTCTGCCACTGCAATTCCTACCTGTACAGCTACACGGTCTTGTGTACGAAGTCCCAGGTCGTGGTCGTTTCGCTGGTCTGGAAGTGACTTACCCTCGCGCAATGGATATCTACTACGGTATCTAAGTTACGTAAGTAACACCCACTAGGGAGGGCTGCGGCTCTCCCTTTTTAAATCATTCCTAGGAGAATCAAAATGCGCCTACGCAATAAAACCGACCGTTACCAAGGCTTCACAGTTCGTCTAAATCCAGGTGAGACTATTTCTGGTAAAGATGCTCATGGTAATCTGATTACAAAAGAAGCTCCAATTAAGCTTCATGCAATCCGCATTCCACCATTGGCTGAAGTAGAAATCGCTGATGATATTTGGGAAATGGCTCTGCAAGTCCGTTCTAAGCGCCAACAAATCACTATCCATCTGGACGAAGTGCAGGTCGGTAATGAGCACAAAGCTCCTGACCAGAAGTACTTCATGCAGACTCCAGTGGGTGACGGTGTATGGAAGACGTTCTATCCAATCCGCGAGATGGTGAAACAAGGTGTACTTGAAGTCACTATCAAGCCTGAGTTGAAACTAACTCTGGAAGAAATGCGTGCAGCAATCGAGAACGAGCAAGGCTTCGCTCTACCGAAAGAAGTAGATGCAGATAAGCTGCTTGCGCATTACCACAAACTATTTGGGTAATCTAAATGCTAACACACGAACTTTGGCTTACTAAGTTTCCACAGTTCGCAGGTGTACCAAGCACGGTATTCGATGCGTTCAAAGTAGAAGCCACTATCGAGATGGGTGAATTCCCAGAGCGATGGTCTGGTGAGCCGACTTATGATATTGCCATGGGATACCTTATCGCACATCTATCAGCCATGGATGAATCATGGTCTGGTGGAGATCATACAACTCTGCAACCACTTCGCTCGAAAGAAGTGGATGACGTTATGGTGGAATACGCTGTAAGCCGCGATATGCAGAATAACTTCGACCCATACCTATCTACTGTGTATGGGCAACAATATGTCAAATGGCGTCGAATGGTGTTTGCTGGCCCACGAATGGCTGGCAACGTAGCAGATGCACTTATTGCAGAACCTACGTATCCTGTTCGTCGCTACCGACAAGGAGGTTAAATGATCTCAGTGCGAGAAGCATTTGGCAGAGAAACTACTTCGCCTGTCCAAATGTACGTAGTCATTGATGGCTATTGGGATAATGATAATCAATGGGTTGCTGGTGGTTATGCGCCAGCCCTAGAGATTAAAGCGACTCCAATTCCAATTGGCGACGTATCGGGAACTCATGGTCAATCCCTATCTCCTGATCCTTATGGTGAGCGATTTCCTGCGATGATGCGATTCACAGGTAGAACTGAAATGCTACTGAATAGCCTTATCATCCATGGATCAATCCCATATAAAATCACCCGTCGTGGTGATTACCATACTGCTGGCTATTGGCAAGCGGTTGGTCAAACAATCCCAAACTTTGATCTGCAAGATATCAATCCTGCGGGTTACGAGATTACTGAAGGTGTGACTCTAATAATGGATAGTAATGGGCAACCAATTACGCTAGACAATTCATTGGAGCAGTATGATTCAGTTCTCATTTATCAAGGTGCTCGTCAAGTACCTTTGTCCCAACTACTAAAGGCGCAGGAATATGTCAAGTCAAGACGTTATTGAGATGCAGCGTTTGGTCGATAGAGGGCTCCGAACTCCCAAGTATTCCTATCCTATGCTTACGAACGGGAAAAAGCCTGCTCCACCATTTGCCGCTGTTAAGCTGGTAAGGGAGCAGAATCCAGGTGTCGACAAGGTAGAAATCATTGAGCGAGAGGGAGTTCTTATTGAGCGAGTGACTGGCGTCCGATATCTTGTCTTTCATGTCTTGTTCACTGAAGGGGATGAAGATGCCTCTAAGTTCATGGGCAGCTTCCGTCGACCAGATATGCTAGACCAGATGGTGGCGGGTGGCGTAGCAATCATGCATGCCAGACCTATCCAAAACGAATCACTGACTCTCGAAACCAACTGGGAAATCAGGCACGGCTGTGAAGTGCTGTGTATGGTTCGCAGAGCATGGGAATATGCACAAGATATCGATCAGATTGAATCTGTAGATATTGATGGCGTAGTAAACGAAGCACTAAAAGAATTTGACTTCACAGTCAATGTAAGCAAGGAATAACATTAATGAGTATCCCATTATCTAATATCGTTGCTGTCGGTATTACCATTTCACCAACACCAACACCGCTCCGTGGTTTTGGTAAGTTGCTGTTTGTAACTGATGCCGAGCCAACAGATGAAACCTTTACTCTGGAAGAGCGTGTTCGTACTTATCCGAACCTAGATGCTGTTCTGGAAGACTGGGATGTATCGTCCGAAGTATATAAAGCTGCGGTTCCATACTTCACTCCTCGCGCTACTAACTTTATGGTTGGTCGTGCCTCTGCAACAGAAACAGCTGCTAGTCTGACTGGTGGACCAGCTGGTGCACTTGTAGACCTTCAAGCAATCACTGCTGGTGGCTTCACTATCACTATTGATGGTACAGCATATCAGCTTGCAGGTATTGACCTGTCTGGTGCCGCTGACCTAGATGAAGTAGCGCTAGAAGTAGAACAAGTCCTTCAAGGTCTTGGTGCGTCAACAGCATCTATTGATGTGGTTGGTGGTGTCTTTGTAGTTACCTCTGGTACTGTTGGTGCTGGTTCTGAAGTATCTTTCGCTGCTGCTGATATCGGTGGCTTGGCTCTTGAGCTAGGCTTGACTGAACCAGCAGGTGCAACTCAGACGCTAGCACAGGTAGCAGAAACTCCGGCTGATGCTCTGGCAGTAATCACCAACATCAACCCAACGTATTACGGCATTGTGCTGGATCGTCAATGGCGTGATAACCTTAGCGTCATTATCGGCGTTGCTGATTTCGCCCAAGGTTCGCAACGTGTGTTCTTTAACACAACCAACGACTCAGCATCGTTGACAACTGCAACAGGTGATATCCTGACTGCACTGAAAGCAGGTAACTACAGCCGTACTCTATCTAACTACTCCTCTGAGGAGCATGCGGACGAGTATCCATCGGCAGCAGTTGCAGGTCGCGCATTCATCGTTAACTTCGAAGGCGTTAACACTACCATCACGTTGTTCCTGAAGACACTTCCAGGTATCAGCACTGAGACACTAACCCTGACTCAGAAGCAGAACCTTGAAGCGAAGAACGGTAACGCGGTTGTGGAGATCGGCGGTAACAATGTTTACTCTGATTCTCGTATGGCTGATGGTACTTGGTTCGATACTATCCACGGTATCGACTGGTTGCAAAACCGAATCGAGACTGACGTGTTTAACCGCCTGTACACAACTACGACTAAAGTTCCTTACAGCGACACTGGTGTATCAATGATCTACCAAGCGTTGGAAGGTGCGCTACGACAGGCAATCACCAACGGTCTGGGTGCCCCAGGTACTACAGCGGAAGGTGAGTATTTGCCACTGGGCTATTCAATTAGCTACGTACCTGTATCTCAGGTATCACAAGCGGATAAAGGCAACCGCCACTATGCGGGCATGTCCTTCAAACTGGTTGGTGCAGGCGCTCTGCACAGCATCACCATCTCTGGCCAATTCAACGAATAAGGACAATAAATGAAACAGTACAGCTTTTACTCCGTTGACCTTTTGATTGATGGTATTCCAATCGAAGGCTTTTCTGACTCTAACAGCATCATTACCGTGACGCGTGATGCGCCGCAACATGGTAAAGTAATGGATGCACGCGGCAAAATGGCTGTGGTAACTTCAGCGGATAAATCAGGTACATGTGTATTTGACCTGCTGCAAACTTCAGACTCCAACGCAGTGCTTCAAGCTCTGGCTCTGGCAACTCACGATCTCGGTACCTCTGGTAGTGCAGATGTGTTCCCGCCAGTGCAGATGCTGTTGAACGACAAGATGGGCAACACCGTAGCAACTGGTGTAAACGGTATCATTGTGCAGCAGCCAGCTGTTGTTCGTGGTACTGGTTTGTCGACTGTAACTTGGGCGATCCAATTCGAACAAGTATGGTTTGTACGTGGTACTTACCAAGACGTTGGCGTCTAATCAACAATAGGAGAATCCAATGGCCTGTAAAGATATGAACCGTATTATCGATGATATTCCGGTATATGTCCGCCAATGGCCTGCTTCTGTTGCACTAGAAAATATGACGGAGGCGGTCCAAGTTCTTGGGCCAGCCTTCGGTTCATTCGTTGAGAACCGTTATGGTCTTAATGATCTAGTGTCAGTAATGGCAGGTGCTAACAAAACTGAGCTGGTATCTCTTATGAAGCGATTCGTAAGTGCCGCTCGTGTTGATGGCAAAGAAATTCAGGAAGGTACATTCAACGTAGCTTTCTCAGGAGACCTGATGAAGGTCTTTAAAATCCTAGCATTTGTATGCGAGGTAAACTATAAAGATTTTTTCGAGCAAGGGCTAGAACTCAACGCCCGATTAGCCGAGATCTTACAGCAATCAAAAGAGCCGGAGAAGAACCCCAATACGATCCCTTAGAGGTACGACCAAAGACTATCGATGAATTATTTCCCGATGTCGATTTCTACCTTTACCGTGGCGTCTTGTCTAACCCTCCGATGTGTCAGATGCGTGATTTGTCTGATGGCTCTTACTCTTTATTTGATCTACATCTGATGCACGAGCTGATGGATGTAAGAACTGAACTGTACAAAGGAGAGCCAAATGGCTAAACGTCCTACGTTATCGCTTGGTAAACCTCGTGGCAAAGGTGAGCGTAATCGACAACTGCTTGGCGGCACTTCTGTCGTCAACAAAGCACGTCGAGGTGCAGAGCCGAAGCCGACAATGGCAACATATGCCAATGTTAATAATCCCTTCGGGCAACAGCAGTCAAACAACGGTATCACGTCGAGCAATCAAAGCTGGAAGACACGTCAATACCACGAGGCAAGACGAAATGATCTGATCGAGCACGATCCGGATTATGCGCTGGAAACAGCGAGTGCAAGCGGTAGACTAGGCTTCTGGGCTGATGATGATATCCTGTCCTCTTTGGCAGGCCATACAGAATCAGTACACTCCGCGAGTTATCTGCAAGAGCGTACATCATCAGAACAAATTCTGGCAGGTCGTCTAATCGAGTCTGGTCCAGAAGCTGCTGGTGCGGCTCTAACTCTTTCCAAGCAACTAAGTCAGTACTTCGGCATTTCCCACAGTGGTTTCGCAAATAGTACAGTGCCATCCGAACAGCTGTATTATATGTTGGGAGAAGCAGGACTTAACCCAATCCACTTCCGACAAGCATTGGCACAAGCCGATACCAATTACGGCAGCCCACGTGAAGAGGGTTCGCTAGAAAGGGACTGGGGTGACAAGATGTCGTCTGCACAACGCCGCTCGTATAACGCGAAGAAGTCCCCTATTGACCGCGCACTAGATGTGGTCGGGGCAATGACTTTGTCGCGAGAAGGATACAAGCAACAGCTAGATGCGCCAGACCTAATCACACCAGACTCTGGTGATAAATGGGTAGGTCGATTGCGTGAGCAGAGTAACCACCTTGGAGCAATCGCCAGAGCGTATATTGACTCTGAAGCGTTTGAAGGTGGTGAGCTGAGTGCTGGGTATAGTGATATGGTCGGACAAGTGTCTGGCGCTCTTAATAAACTATTACCTGCCCGTCTAGCAAATATCGGCTTGGCACAGTTCCAGAAAGACCCAACAAAAGGCTTGGGCCCAGGTATCACTCAGGCTTTCCCATCAGTATCAGAAGTAGCGAAACTGATTGCGTCGTCGAACTCACAATTCCTTGTGGGGCGTATCGACAAGGCATGGACACAAAATGAAGATGGTACTTACACATCACCATATGCAGAATCATTCAGAGAGCTTCGCCAAGCTTATAAGGATGAAGGTGGTGGCTTATCTAAGGCACGCAATACTAGCTCGAAAGAGCTACGCTACCTACAAGATGAGTTAGCTGCTGCGGGTTTAGCTGACCCATCCCAAACAGTTAAGTCCCTTTATGGCTCTGAAGTAAAGGGCAATTACGAGTTTGAAGTAACTAACGATATCTCAGAAGCAATCAAGTCTGGGATGCAGATGTTATCATTCACTGATGCTGATCTTCAAGGAGATCAAGTAAACAACCGCTCCCTTCTTCGAGAAGTGGTAATGCAGTCTCTCCAAGGCGGCGACACCATCGAATTTGAAGCTGCGGCAATGGACGATAATATTGATCAAGCAATCCAACGTTTGATCAATCAGCGCTCTGATGTTACTCAAGTTGGTGTACCACTCGACACTGGTGTAACGACCACAGTCCCAACGGCTGTTCAATATACCCCAACTCCTCCACGAAAGGCAACTCCAAAGGCACGACGCAAAGTCAACCCTGCTGCATCTCCGGTAGCACCAGCTACAGGTAGCGTTATTCAGGCAGCAGCGGAAGTTAAGACAGAGCAGCGTATGGCGGCAGCATATGGTTCTCCAGATGCAGCAATGTCAGCATGGCTCTCTCAGACTGGTCTGACAATGGGCTTTAGTGATGACGACAAACTAGAGGCAAACTCGAAATGGCGTCGTGATCGTCTGGGTAAAATTACAGCTACTTCCGCAGGGATGCTAGCCAACCCAGATACAGCGGAAGGTGCATATGCGAATCTGATTCGTGATGCTCTCACGCATGATCGCCCACTACCAGCACAGAAGCCAAACATCTGGCAAAAGTCTGGTGACATCCTAGAGCAGCATGCGGTAGATTGGTATCGAAAGAATGTTGATAAAGAAGCATTCCAACCAGGTACTGTCACTGACCCTAACCGTGTTGGTAATGCGGCCACTCTTGATGCGGTATCACCTAATCAAGGCTTCCGACCTGTTGAGGTCAAATCTCGAAATCGATTCATCGATCCTGATAAATTAGATTTAACTACTTCTCAGGGCCAGCAAGACTTAAAGACCTATCGTAAGAACTGGGAACAAACCCAGTACCAGATGTGGATGACGGGGCAAACACAGACTGACCTTGTTGAAATCTTGCGTGACCCAGTTGACCCACTACAGCCACTAGGACGTAAAGGAGTTAACGAGTCGAATATTCGTCGCCGAACAATTGATCGTGATGAGGAATATGTAAATCGAAATAAAGGCCGATGGGAAGAAGCTGGGCGTGTAGCTAATCAGCTAGCCAACATGGATGAAGACACCCGTAAGAAATTCGCGAAGGCGGTAGAAGAAGGTAACATCAAATCCTTCGAGAAGCTGTCTCAACGATACGGTGTCGAAAACTCAGGCATGCTAGCCGAGCAAATGGGGATGCCAACCCCTGCTACTGGTGGCGGTGGCCGTGGCGGTGGTGGTGGTGGAGGTCGTGGAAACGATTTCGGCTACAATGCCCTCTCTGGCCGCGATGCTCCACAAGGATTAGGTGGTGTATTCCGAGCTGCTATGGCAGGTGCTGGTCCGATTGGGCGAGCGATTAACCTAGTTACTGGTGTAGCTGGCGCTGCGTATAATACTGCTGATGCTGTAAACTCTGTTGGCCTAAACTTGTCTTATCAGGCAGGTGTTGCAGGTGTCTCTAGAAGCTCCTTCCAACGACAACGTGATGCAATCAGTAATCAGTATTATTCCCGTGAGCAGGCGTCTAATGATGTTATGGCTATGGGACGTAGTGCTGGTGGAATGACCCTTGGCTTCACTGATAATGCTGTAAACATGGTAGTGGGCTCTCGTGGCTTGATGAACTTCGGTGACATCAACTCTTTGAGCCGCGGCGATATTACGGCTACACAATTACGTGACCGTATGATGGAACGTGGTCGTGCTCGTGGATACTCTGATATGCAAATGTCAGCTATTGCAGAACAAACTGGCCTCCAGACACTAGTGAAGACTGGTGCGTCCGAATCCCAGATGACACTCAATGAGGGTGTCAACCTCGTCAAGACCGCTATTGAGAACTTGCAGACAGGTGTAATGACCGATATTGCAGGTAATATCGCTGAAATCTTGATGGTGCTCAAAGGGACGGAGGGCGCACCAGCCATGGAGCAGGTAGGATTCGACGTCAGTGGCAACAAGCAAGCTGCTAAAGCATTGCGAGTAATGTACTCTCGTGAAGGTGCTGAGAAGAGCGCTTTCGATGTATCCGGCAACTCTACGGCAGAGGCAGCATACAAAGCAGCTTATGGTGGTCGTGCACCATCGAAATGGCAAAGTGGGTATAGCGCAGGAATGCCAATCAAAGTTGATGTCAACCTTAATGCTAATGGTGTTGAGGTTGTTACTGACGCTGGTGATGGCCGCACTACAACCCGCAAGCCATACAACCAAGGTAGAGGATACCACTAATGTATAAACGTGTGATTCAAGTTGAGGCAAGACGATCTCTGACCGAAGAGCCCTTTCTTACCATTTCAGATTTGAAGATCACGGTCAGCATGGATATGAGTTTGGCACAAGCGCTGTCACAGGCGCATGTGACCATCTACAACCTATCAGGGAAGAACCAGCGACAATTAATTACTGGTGACCATCAATCATCAACAGACCGAAATGCGGCAAAGGTTCGTGAGCCTAATAAGGTGTTTATTCGAATCTTTGCTGGGTATGAAGATGAGATTGATGCAACTGGTAAGTATCCACTGCTGATCGATGGGATTGTAATGAATGCTACTGCAGTCAGAGCAAGACCAAACTCATTAACCCATCTATATATTCTGCCAGTGTCTAGCTCGTTCCTGCGTCAAGATTTCAAAGAGATCAATGCGGGAATTAACGATGGCTACACATTGAGAAAAGTCCTTACAGAAATGTGTACAAGCGCAGGGTACACAGAAGGCGGATTGGAGTTCAAACTATCTGCCGAGAAGCTGAACCAACGCTGGACTGGCTCCATTAAATCAATGGGTGATGATAGTCTGCTAGGTGCGTTGAATAAACTCGCCACGCAATATCAATTTGATTATCATCACACTGCGGCTGGTATCGGCTTCTACCCTCGAATCAACAACACTGATTCTGGTATTACTGCATTCAACGTCCTTCAAGATGACGGCAACCGCTTTGATATTCAAGTGCCTCTTGTACGAGGGACACCTGTAGCAGGGCTTGCCTCTCTAGAAATCCCGTATACATTCTCTCCTACCATCTATCCAGGATGGGTTGTGGATGTAGGCTCGATTGATGGAACACGTGGTGATACCAGCCAACCAGCACAAGGCATCACCGAATGGACTGCTGTAGGCAACCCACTATTCTATGTCGATGATGTAGCAGAATGGGCATCTATGCAAGTATATATGGTGCTGCGTGTAGTACATCGAATTGATAACTATGGTCCAGATTGGTTATCGACTTTGATCTGTACAATTCCAACCGCAGGTGACTCAGGAGACGCAGAAGTATATGGCTAATAAACTGAGAGAGCTACTGATTGTATGGGAAGAGAACAACAAATGGAACGTGTTGGCTTTTGATGCTGCACTATCCGAACAACATTCTGGAGCTGTGCAGGTAACATCGTATCCTGTCGATTCCGGATTTATGGTATCCGACCATGCAATCCGTCTGAACCGCATCTTTACTGCCAACGTCCTGCAGTCAAATTTCTCGATGTCGGTGAGCACGTTACGAAAGGATTTTAAAGAGTCCTTTAATGAGCTAATGGCGGCTGTTGGATTTGCAAACATTGCGTACGAAACCACTATCCGTGAAGGCCGTGCTAAGTATGATAATGATGCATTGACGCTACCATTCTTCTCCTCACCCGTTACCAACTCCGTCGCTACGGCGCTGTTGGGACAGGTGTCAATGGAGAAGATTGACAGCACATTTGAAATCATCAACCGACTCAATCAGCTAGGCATGCTTGTACATGTGGTAACGCTGCGTGGTATTAAGCAGAACTGCGTAATCCGTGAATATAGTGTCTCGAACACTGTACAGGATTCGTACAGCCTTCCCATGCAGTTGACCTTCGAGCAGCTGAATGTGGTCACTGTAAATCGCCCAGACTCCGTCCCACAGAGTACAAACAACTCTGATGGTGAGGCGGCAATCACAGACCAGCTAACTAGCTTTGCAGCCCCTGCTGCTAGTGTATATATGGCAACAGCCCGTAGTGGCGCAAGAGCCTTGGCACCAGCAGTATCAAGTGTAAAGCAAGTATCAATAGATATTCCATCGGATTTCTCTGAGTATGAGCATATCGAAGTACCATATTCGACTGAGTATGATACCAGATTTGTGTATCAAAATACTGAGTATACTCTGGGACGATTGAAGTACAACAAGGTGCTAGAGGCGTACACAACGCGACTACGTTGGATTGCAAATGGCGTGACTCGCTATGTTGAGTCAATCACAATCACAGCCGGACTGAATCTGGTTGCGCAATACAACACACCGCTTCCGTCACTTGTGGCGGTAAATATCGATGAGCGTAATGAAGATGCAGATGTTTCAACCAATCTGCGCTTGTATGTTATCGTCGACTTCGATGAAATCTTTGTAGGTTAATTATGCGCCAAGGTGAAATTCAAACAAAAACATTGGGAACAATTGTTGAGTTCGATGCGGCTACCCAGATGGCTAAAGTCCAACTAGCCGTCACTGACTTCTGCAGTACGTACGACACAAACTATGTTAATCAAGGCGAGAGTGTTTTGGTTGATGTGCCTGTGGAGTTCCCACGCTGCCAAGGCTTCTCAATGACATTCCCAGTTAAGGCTGGGGATGACTGTATTGTTGAATTCTACCAGTCGGGTATTGAGCATTGGCTATACGAGAACAGACGAAAATACAACACAATTGGAGGTGAGCCTGAGTCGCAAGCATTAAGACGCTTTGACCGCTCAGATGCCTCTTGTCGAGTATCATTAGGTAATCTGGAGACTGCCATTACAGGATTTAATACTGAAGATTTTCAGATTAGAAGCACTGATGGTAGTCAACACATTACGTTAAAGGCAGATGGCTCTATTGTAATAGCAGCGACAACAGTCGATATCTCTGCTAGTGGTGATATGAATCTCACTGCTGGTGGCGCAATGAAGCTGAATGCATCACAAATCCATCTGAATGAATAGGTAACTTATGTGGTCACATGTTTCTCCATTGTATGAAGGTGATGAGACTGGCTCCGTGAACGAGACAATCACATGGAGTGAGGGCGCAACTGAGTATTCTGTTGCAACTGATCATGATCAATCCATCTTTACAGTTAGTGCAGATGAGAATGGGATTTATGTGTCGACAATTGGTAGTAACCTTGTCGGTCTCTTTGGTGTAGAGTACATCAAGTACCTAGACCCTGACTATGTCGAGCAGACCGTATTCGACTGGGATGATGTTCCATTCTCCTATCGAATGACGGAGTTTAAACCAGTAGGCGAAAACACAAGAATCTTTACTATCACTTGTGATGGTATTTATATTGACCCTCTTGACCCTTTACTGACTCCGGTCCAAATGCCGACGTTAGAGTTGCAGGTAATTGTGTATCAGAACTACACAACCAACAAACTCATCCTTCAACAGAAAGTAGGTGAAGAGTATGCCAGCAGCTAGTAACCACCCAGCCCCAACAACTGGGCACGAGACATGGCCACCTACAGTATCCTTAAGTGGGTACTCGACGAACGTCTTTATCAATGGGAAACCAGCGGTAATGGCAGGTACAATCTTTGCAATTCATGTGAAGCCTGGAAGCAGTCCTGAGCCACACTCTCCTGAACTAGAATCAGGTAGTGGCTCGGTGTTTATCAATGGCAAGCAAGCAGGACGAATCGGCGATAGCCTAGAATGTTCTAGCGGTAGCGGTGATGCAATTGCCCAGGGCTCAACTAATGTCTTTATAGGTGGCTAGTATGGCAGTACCTTATAACTTAAAACTGAGTGTGGATAACGACCTTGTAATTGGTCGTGGTGCAAGACGAACAAGTGGCTTGGAATATACAGCACAGCTTGTTCGTAACCGATTATCCACTATTCTTAATGAGTGGGAGCTTGACCCAACGGTCGGGCTACCATGGCTTTTGGTACTAGAGCGAAATGCAGATATTGGCGCTCTTCGTATGCAAGTATCAAATGTAATTCTTAGCACGCCTCATGTTCGAAATATCGAGACGCTGACGATGGTAACAGATAAGACAGCACGTAAGCTGACTATCAATTTCGTTGCCAACTCAGACTGGGGCCAACTTGACGAGGCGTTTGTTTATGGCGGGGATCTCTGAATTAGGGTTCACTCCTAAGTCTTATGACGATATTGTTTCTGATATTGAAACACGTCTAAAGCAAGAATTTGGCGAATCGTTCGATACGACGCCAGAAAGTCCAGACGGTATGCTGATCCGTATGATGGCACGCTTTATCTACGACCAATGGTTACTAGCTGAGGCTGCATACCATGGGTACAATCCATCAGCAATTACAGGTATCGGTCTGGATAACCTGGTCCGACTTAATGGTATCTCACGCATCGAGAACCGACCAACAACTGTAGCAGTGCAAATTGCTCATGTTGATGAAGACGATATCGGGCAAGTAGTGCCAGCAGGCACAATCATTGAATCTAACGGGACACAGTTCATCCTTGGTAACTCCGTGATTCTTGACGGTGAAGCACTTGCTACCTGCACAGAAATTGGTGCAATCACCATTCTGCCAAACGAAACGTGGTCGGTAGTAAGTACCCTAGGTTTCGACGTAACAATCACCAATGCGGAAGCAGGTGTAACAGGTGTAGTTCGAGAGACGGATCCTCAACTGCGCGCTCGTCGTGAGCGTTCAGTTATCCGTTCTGGTACAGCAACAGCAGAAGCAATCTATGCGGCGGTAGCTGACCTAGACCTCGAATTCATCACCATTGTAGAAAACTCTACAGCGGCAACAGACCCAGTAACAGGCCTCCCTCCACACTCATTTATGACGGTGGTGGTTGGTAGTACTGAAGCACTAGTGGCTCAACGTATCTATGAGAACAAGCCAATTGGCATTCAGGCATACGGGAACATCATTGTACCTATTACTGATTCTCAAGGCTACACACATGAGATTGGCTTATCCCGACCATCGGAAGTTGATATCGTGGTGGAAATCGAAGTGGTACGTCCTGACAATGTTGCGCTATCATCTATCCGAAATATCCGAGATGCAGTTGTTGAGCACATCAACTCTATCCAGATTGGTATGGATGTAATTTGGGCTGACTTATTTGCTCCAGCCACTGGTGCAAGTGATGTAATTGTGAAGACCATCAAAGTCGCCAAATCTGGCGATACTGTGGATGTGGCCGACGTTCCAATCGAAGCGTTCGAGCAAGCAGTTACAAACGCAACCCTTGTAACCGTAACGGAGATCTGATATGGCAGCGACACTACCCCTACCATCAGCGAGTATGCTGGGGCTTATGCTTACTCAGTACCGCGCTTCTCCTAACTTCATTAAGTATCTGAGTGCATTTACTTTGGAGCAGGAAGAGGTGCAGGTAGCGCTTCAGGAAACCATTTCTGATCGCTATTATGATGTCGCTGTTGGTGCACAGCTGGACGTAATTGGAGAACTGGTCGGATGCGAGCGAGTACTACGTGGTATTCAGATTGCAGGCAACTTTGGTTACTACGAAGTTGATGCTGCACTAGGTATGGGTAAAGACTCTGATGCTTCAGTGGGTGGTGTATTGCGAAGTGATTCCGACGATGAAGTTCAAGACATCACACTACCAGATCCACTATTCAGAAACTGGATTGATGCACGAATCATCAAGAACAGAACTGTGTGCAATGTGGAAGATACGATTGCATTCTACCGTCTGCTTCTAGATACTCCAACACTTATGGTGGAGATCACACAAGAAGCACCAGCAACTGCACGTGTAACTTTACACACCCGACTATCAGTTCAGAACATTGCACTGATTAAAGCCGTGGCACAACACATCAAACCCGTAGGAGTCGATATGATCGTTGAAGATCTTAACGGAGTTATCGGTACTGATCCAGTGGGAACAGGAGGCTAACATGGCAATTTATGTACGCCCGACGTTTCTCTATACATGGGCAGAAATCCCAAGGGCGCCAGAGGATATTGCAGACCCTGAGCTAGATACAGGGCATCCTGCGTTCCCATTTGTTTGGGATAATGGTTGGGAAGTACCTGGCCAAGACGTTGTAAAGCAGCCACACCAATGGGTAAACTTCTTCTACAATTATCTGGATACGTATTTAAAGCAATGGTGTTATCAGCCATTCCTATGGGAATCGAAAATCACCTACGCAGCACAAGCTGTTGTAATTGATGAAGCTGATGGTAATGCGTATATCGCAGAACAGCCAAGCCTGAATGTGCAGCCATCCACAGATGATGGTACGTACTGGTCTCTAAACAACCGACTTGTTGCGGAAGAAGACGATATCCTGCAAGAGATTGCAGAGCGTGTAGCATTGATTGATGCACACATCAATGACAAGTCAAATCCTCATGAAACTGATTGGTCGAAGTTCGTTGTTCCTGGGCTATCACAAGCAACCATCGAAGACGAATTCGCTACTCTGACTGGTAACTTGACAGACCACGTAGACGGCAAACTCAACCCACACAATGTGACTCCAGCTCAGGCCGATTTGATTCCAAAGTCTGGTGGTACATTCCAACAACAAGTCCAACTTGATGGCGGTGTAGTGGGGTTTGGAGTTGAAGGTCGTGTATGGCGAGATACAAATGGATTCTACATTGGTATCCAAGCTGGTCGAGTATTGCGAATCAGTACTATCGCGGAGCTGTCTGTCGATGGAGTCGTGTCTGAAATCGTACATGATGGAAACACGATTAAGCTACACAGAAAGCACAATCAGAAATTCAAATCAGCACCAACAGACATTCACCTACCACTTCATCAGAACTTATCTGCTGTTGTAAGCTCTCGAGCGCAAGGAAATGGCTTTGCAGACTTTGAATATACCTCTGATGATACAATCAGCTACACCAACAAATCAAGTGTCGCGGTAGTTGCAGCAATCAATGAACCTGCGTTTGATGCGCAAGGGCTTATCCTTGATGCTGCGGTAACACAGGTGCTTTCAACAACCAACGTGATGGCTGCGGTCGGTACTGTATTTGCTTATGTGGACGGAGTACCATGGTATATCAACCGAACAACCGTGGAGAGTAATCTTCTGGATTATCTTCCCCCATCAGCAACACGAGTACGTGACTTGAAGATTTGGAATAAAGTCCTTACGTCACGTCAACTAGCAGGATTAGGTATCTAACTATGTTAAGACCTCTTATTGGTGGACGTGTCTGGGCATCAGCTGGTGCCCGACGCGAACCAGAAGTAGCAAAGTACCAACAAGGCTGGATTGATGAAATCCCAACCTATGAAGTGCTAAACTATCTGCAATACCGCTCTGACTTATGTTTGAACGCGCTTGCGGAACGTGGTGTCATGGAGTGGGGATCGGATATCCCATACAGTCTCGGTGCGCTTGCATGGGACAATGCGGATGGTCGAATTTATGTTGCGCTTGTAGCGAACCCATCCACATCTGCAAGCCCAATGAACAACCGCACCCAATGGGGATTGTCAGCAATTCAGGTTACAACACAAGACCTTGAAGACGCTGATCTTCGATTCTCAGAACACGCAGATGATACTGCTAACCCACACCGTGTAACTGCTTCACAGGCGGGTACGCTGACGTCGGCGCAGATTTATCTGTTGGTGAATAACCTCCAGTCCGCAATCGATACCCACGCTAATAACACCAACAACCCACACGGCGTAACTGCTGCGCAAGCTGGTGGTGTATCAGCTTCACTTGGTGGTCGATTTACTGGCCAAGTAGGGTTTGATGCAGAAGAGACGTTGATCAACTCAGCGTCAGCAGGATCCCATGCGATTCACTCATCTGCGAGCTGGACAGGCCTACGACGCGACACCAAGCGTCTGGGTATTCGTGAATCAGATGGACGAGGCTTCTACGATACAGGGGATGGTCAAGAACATCTACTTCTAAATGAAGAAGAGTACTTGGCTGTTCGAGAGACTGATGAAGTCCACTTCGCAGTCCCTGTACCTGACTTCAAGATGATTCCACTATCATCTATTCATATTCCAATTGGCTTTGGTATGAGTGAATTCACTGGCCCAGGAAACCGTGGCTATATTGACAAGTCTGGTAATACTCAAACAGCGCCGCCAAATGAGCCACGCCATCATGTGACAGGTCTCCGCCTCAATGGTGCGTATTATAATGAGCAGCTGACTATCGATGCGTATTTGAATCTACAAGGTTTCGTAAATGTAACGATGTTCTTTGAAATCGCGTGGACTGCAGGTGCCTCCGACGGGATGATGATTTGGTGGGATAATAGCCTTCGAGATGATAAAATCTGGATTGCCGATGGTCACGCGCAGCTAGTACTTAATGACCCACTTGGCGCCCAGTATCTATTTGATCTTGGCCCAGTTGGTGCGAACGAGGAAATCTCTAGTTTCGCATTCACCATCGATGGCAACGAAGTTGTTGCGTATCGAGATGGCGTAGAGACCGAACGTGCATTTATGGCCTTTGCTCCTTCAGATGCATGGGATAAATTCTACATCGGTCAAGCAGGTGGCCCATCAGGCGCATTTGACATTCGTGAAATCGCTACATGGGCGACTGCCCTAACACCTAACCAAGTATCAACATTGTAGGAGGTTGAATGGCAAAAGGTTATTCCCTAGATGCATTGGTCGCCTATATTGAAAATATGTGGCCAGTAGATTCTATTTATCATGCGGCAAAAGCATCGGTAGACCCAAACAACTTCCTGCTTGGTGTCTGGGAGCGAATCGGCACAGGTCGATTTGTTCTAGACTCTGCTGCAGGCGATGGTACAAATGCAGGTAGTAATGCTCCATCAGTACCGTTACCGGAGCATACCCACGCGCTAACCAATACACTGGCAGTGGCATCTAATGGTGCGCATACGCATACAGTATCTGGCACAGCAGCGTCAGGTGGCGCACATACGCACTCGTTCTCTGGAACTTCAAGTAGTGCAGGTGCACACTCCCACACAGGTACAGCTGCAAGTAACGGTGCCCATACTCACACAGTTAGTGGTACAGCAGCGTCAAATGGCTCGCACACCCACACACCACCGTCAGGGACGTTTGTTACCAACCTAGGGGCAGCTAGAACATGGGCACCTCCGGGAGGTTCTGCTTTGGGTTACTCTGCGTCAACAGCAGCTTCAGGTGCGCATACACACACCGTGTCTGGAACAGCAGCGAGTGGTGGTGCGCACACGCACGATGTAACTATCGACTCTGTAGCCGACCATTCACACACTATCTCAGGAACAACTGGCTCAAATGGTGATCATACCCACACTGTGTCGGGTACAGCCGCATCAAATGGAGCACACACTCACACCCTGACTGGTAGTATTACTATTGCAAGCGCAGGTGTGGCGAGTCCAACAATCGATGTAACAGGTGCACACTTACGTGGCGCTATCTGGCGTCGAATTTCGTAATAGAGGTACGAATGGCAAAGTTTAAGCCATATATGGATGTAGCAGTTGGCATCAACGAAATTGGCAGTTCCCCATACGGGACTGTCAACATCCTTCCACATAACGGCGCAGCAGGAACTGTTGGTGTATTGATTGGTGAAACATTTATCCCATTAGTATCTGGGCCAACAGGCGATGGTGAGAACCTTACTGTTGTTGTTGGTCATGGTCGTCGTATTGCGTTCAATGCAACAGCTAGTGGGAAAATTTCAACAGCGGAGGTATAATGCCTACAATCAAAATCGTTGGCGAAGAATTCGTCGAAATCCTAGAGGATTTGGCGGTATCCTCAAATACCCGACTGGTAATCATGGTGTCAGGTGGTGCAGCAATTGCATCGTATGATGGTATGAATATCGCAAATGGTGGTCCAGGAGTTCTGTATCCACCAGGCTCAGTCAATATCTTGAATGATGTTGACGCTGCCGACCGTATTTGGGTACGGGCATCCAAGTACGGATCCACAACCCTCGTAATCAATACCCGAGAAATCGGTATCTAACAGGAGCTTTAAATGCTTGAGAAAATGCTTGAATGGCGTGAGAAGTTTCTAGCGCTTATCGCATCAAAGCGATATACAGTAAATGCCACATTCGTACGATATGTTGGCAACACTGTACCAACGGATGATACAGAAGCAGAAGCAATGTATGCAGTATGTGCGAAGTATATGCTCCCATATGAGTCTGCTAACGTCACCAGTTCTGGTGTTGAAGGTACTCGTCTGGGTGTGATTACTCTACGTACGTTGGCATACGATCTGTTTGGCGGTGGTCCAATCCAAGTAATTGGTGCGTGGACTATCGCAGCTGGAGTTGAAGGCGAGCCACAGGAAGGCAAGTTCGGATTCAAGAAAGACCCACTAGACCCTACGGGTGATTTTGGTGACTACGATCCAACAAGCTTTAACGGTGGTGCATCAGCAGGTGGCTACGATATGATTGAACTAACTGCAAATCCTGCAGACGGTGAGATCTATTTGTTCGTACGACCAGCAGAAAACGTCCCATACTCTGTAGCGCTTCTTACTTTCGAAGGTACTACTATCGAACTATCGCGTAACGAAGAGTCAGGCGGTTTCCAACAGTTCGATACAGGTTTCGCAGCCTTGGTGGAGGCCGCCGATGGTACTACGCTCCCTGCAACAATCACCTTTAAGTATCAGTAATACTTTAGGAGACCTTATGGTTTACGTACCAACTGCAAAACAGATTGAAAAATATGGAGTATATGCAGTACTCTCCTTCGTTTTGTGGTTTGGGTTTAAGGTTTATGAAGACGTTCGTGATGAGCGTCTTAATGATCGTGAGTTCTACGCTAGCCAGTTTATCGTTTTGCAAGACCAAGTCCAGCAAATCGGCCAACAAGTTACCCAGAACTATGTGCTCAATGCCACTGTGATTCGCAACCAAGAAGAATCAATGCTGAAACACCTCTACACGGATGGAAGCTATGTTGTAGTACAAACACCACCGCTTGACGGCAGTGTAAAACTCAAAATTCCATACGAAGTAGTTCCAACCAACACACAAGGAATTCAGAAATGAAAACTTTTATCGCTCTAACTCTGCTTGAGTCTGTGGTCCTGCCACTGGCCAAGAAATTCGTAAAGCAAACTGACAACGAACTTGACGATTCTTTCGTTAAAGGTCTTGAACTCCTAGCGAAAGCTATGAAGGTCGGCAAAGTAAAATAAGATAGAGACACTTTGCATTAAGTTGTAGCAAAATGACTATCAAATACTAGTAAAAGGCAGCAAAATCCGTTGCCTTTTTACTAAAATTTTTACAAAAGTGGCCACAAAATCGGCTATTTTTATAAGAATTTTCATCGAAAATTGGCATATTTAGGAGAATTTATGCAAAAATACTTACCCTATTTGATGATAGTGGCAATAATTTTGCTGCTAATTTACCCAACTTGGGCACTTGGTGAGACAAATCTGGTGAAGCTTAATGCCAAACTTGATGACAACGCTAAGTGCTATATCCAGAACGCCTACTGGGAAGCGCGAGGTGAAGGGCATATGGGTATTAGAGGCGTCATAGACGTCACATACAATCGCGTTTTAGACAAGCGCTTCCCTTCATCAGCCTGTGAGGTCGTTTGGCAGAGAGCACAGTTCTCGTGGACTCTAGGCACTGTTAAAAATTTTGACATCCCTACGCCAGAGGCGGCTGATGATTTACGAGCGCTATCAGAGATCGTCTCTCTCGTCCTCTCATACAGAGACGGCTCTCGCCATCCCCTCTCTACTGCCACCCATTTTGTCGCACCACAGGGGCTGACTCTGGACGCCTCTGGGCAACGCGTGTATCCGGAATGGCTGCGCTGTGAGCGCCACACAGGGCGACAGTGTGTGTCCGTAGATGGGCAAAACTTATTGTCTCCGCTCTATATTCAGGGCGGTCACTGGTTCTTCACCATGTAAGGAAAATTAATATGTGGACAAATTTTACTGAGAAAGACCTACGTTGTCAGGAAACCGGCGAGTGGAATAATCACCCAGCATTCATCCCTTTTATGAATGCAGTACAGGCGCTACGCACCGAAATGGGTTTTCCATTCTATGTAACAAGTGGTTACCGTAGTCCTCAGCACTCTATCGAAGCGGCCAAGGCAAAGCCTGGTGCTCACACGCGCGCGGCGATTGATTTCCGCGTAACTACGGAACAAAGCTGGAAAGTGGTTCAGCGAGCAATGCAGATGGGTTTCTACGGCATTGGCATCAAGAAATCCAATGTGGCTGGATGCTGTATCATTCACCTAGATGCAGATCCAGAAAGACCAATGCAGAGACTGTGGGGCTACTAATTGTAGAAATGCAGGTTTAGTTACAGTCGACCTCGACAGAGGGAGATTGATAACATCCATTAGGTTCTAGAAAATAGGTAACTAGTAAAGCCCAAGAAATAGGTGGAGGCTAGTTACTTATTATGGGCAATTGCCCGTATTATAGTTAGCTATAATGCTGATTATTGTTGAATGCAAATTCTTATTACAGTCGTCCTTGACGCAGTAACTAAGATATGACACACTTGATTCGAGACATAAGATAAATTTTGTAGGTGGAAGAAGGTAGGATTCAAGCCAAATAAGGTTCCTTATGAGGTTATGACACACTCAATTGGTGGCCAGAAATAGTGGGGAGGAAGGATTATTGGATGATGTTGGTCTGATGGGACCCGTTACCTGATTCATTCTTTCTTGTTACTTTATTATTGGAGATATACCATGACTACTTTCACTACTGCTTCTATCCGTGCTATCAAACTTGCTTTCTCTATGAACTACAATCTAGAGGAGCTGTTGATTGCTAACGTGGATTCTGATACCACACCACTAGAAGAAGCACAATACATCTTATCTAATCAAGAGGAACTACAAATGTTTACTGAACAACTTGAAATGCTACTTATTGCTTATGTTGACTCATTCTCAATTGATCAAGAGGTTGCTATGTACCTTAATGAGACTGCTGTTAATAAAGAGCAATTAGAAGAAATGCTAATCTCTTGTGTTGACTCTGAGACTGTCTCACTAGAAGTTGCTCAAAACATCCTAGCTGCACTTTAATCATTAACATTAACTAACTAACGAACGAAACTATTGGAGAAACTATCATGACTTCTACTACTAACACTACTATCGCAACTTCAGTTCAATTCAACAAAGCAAACAACGAACTATTCAAGTTCAAAGCAGAACAGAAATTCGATGCATCAATGATTGAGATTGATAACATCGAGCAGAAATCAGCTGGCTTCATTGCACAGATGTTCATGCACACTCTTGAGAAGCAGAACAAGCTAACTCAGGTTATGCCATGCACAGAGGATGGTCGTCCTCTTGGTTTCTACACTTACACATACTTAGGTAATCTAAACCCATTCTATGTGGCGACTCTAGCTACTCAGCTAACTCGTGTTATTGCATTGTTGGATGAGCCTTACTCACTGGAGGCAATTCAATCTACCATGCTGTGGAAACACATGCGTAATATTGCTCATGCTAACAAGAACTTGCATGACACTATCTTCAACAACGTACAAGACACCAAGGAGCATTGGAATGCACTATTGGTAGCAGGTCTTAAGCTAGCAGAAGCGGCTAACCTTGTTGAAGTGGTAGATGGTGGTTATGTTCGTACTCAGAAGTTCATTGGTAACTGCATTAGCCGTAAAGGTATTGCTCACCAGACTTCACCTATCACGATTGAGACACGTCGTAAAGAGCGTGTTAAACAACGTTTCAATCCTAAGAAGGACGGTACATCTAAAGAAGTACGTGATGCATTCGAGTTCATCGAATCAGTAGCACAACAAGTTAACAAGCCACTACTACTGGCAATTGGTGAAGCAATTGGTTGGTACGAGCAGAACAATATGGTTGTACCTCAAGTGTTCAAAGACAATGCTCACGTAATTGCTGGTTCACTAGAGCTGATGGATGAGGATGAGCTGTACTCAGAATACTTTGGTGACTTGCGTGGTCGTATGTACCAATTCGCTCACGCTGGTCCAAACCCACAAGCATCTGGTATGGCTAAAGCTTTGTGTTTCCATACAGTATCAAACATCACATACAAAGACTCAGTTCAGTACACTATGTTCATGAATGAGTTAGAGAATGAGATTGTTGATGGTGCTGGTTCAGTATACATGGAAGATGCTACTCTACGTTGGGTTGCAGCTAACCCATCTCAAGCACTACGCAAGCTTATTGAGAATAATGCAATGAGCAAGACTATGTTCATGTACGTTACATTCGCTCAATACTACGTGGATTACCAAGACAAAGGTGAAGCTGATGTTCGTATCGGCTTTGGTCCAGATGCTAAGTGTTCAGGAGCACAAATCCTGTCTATCCTAGCTGGTGCTCCAGTACTTGCTCGTGCATGTGGTCTTATTGCTGAGTATGATGAGCGTCCTGCGGATCCATACATGATGTCTGCGGAAGAAGTGAACAAGGTAGCACAAGGTGTTGCTGAGGCACTACGTCCTAATCGTACTATCTCTCGTAATGAGATTAAGACTCCATTCATGGCAATCCAGTACGGTGGTGGTGTACCATCTCTACGTTATAAGAAGTTTGAACCAACTATGGCTGATCTTGGTATTGCTGAGATTGATCGTAATGAGTTCTGTTCTGATGTTGTTATTGAAGGTATCAACAATGCACTAGGTCGTGAAGTTGAGCACTTCATCAGTGAACTGCGTAATGCATTCGGTCGTAAGCTAGAGAAAGAAGGCAAAGACTGGTTTGCATACCGTCACCTAGATGGCTTCCTATGTACTAAGAAAGGTGAAGCTACTGTATCACTGACAGATAAATACTTCATCGTATCTCTAGGTAATGCTGGTAAAGGTGTTATCTTTGGTGCTACTGAGGAGTCTAATGGTGGTCAGAAAGGTTGGAGCATCTCATCTCAAACTGTAGGCGAACTGCAGAAGATGAACTTCACTTACTATGCACCAGTACACTTGGTACAAGGTATCGATGCTGTGATGGCTCGTAAGATTGCTCTGAAATGTAAAGAGCTTGGTCTACGTGGTTTCTCAACTATCCACGACCAATTCCGTGTATGTTTAGAAGATGCACCTCGTATGATGGCTGAAGTACTGCCAGCTGTTTACCATGATATGTTCGTAGCTAACGATATGGTTGCCCACATTGAAGAACAACTGGGTGAAACTATCATGCCATACAACCCACTTAAAGGTCGTACTAAAGTGGTAACAGAAGAGATTCTAGCTTCTAAGAAAGCTTACTACTTCGAATAATGCATTAGAATAATTATCTTCAAGGCTATTCTTATGAGTAGCCTTTATAGATGGTTATGATAACTACTATAGGATTATAATCACAACATTGTTCCCAGATACGTCGGCCCTCGTATAGTTGCTTCGCTTTGAACAAATATACGGCTTAGGGCTCAC